GTGTCAACAGATCCTAAGAACTCACATTCAAACTCAACCTTAAACTGTTGTTCAGATGTGTTCTTAATAGTCTGTTCCTTCCACTTAGCATCCCTACCAGGTACTTCTGACCAGTGGACTTCAGTAGCAGTGTATTCATTCTTACCTCTTTGTGCATCATGCCAATACCTATAGAAATGATTCATACCACATGGGGTAGAAACCATTATGACTTTGGTTGATTTACCAGAAGTGATAGTAGGATATACTGAGGAAAAGAATGCCTCAGCAATATGATTAGGAACAAAGGCAAACTCATCCAGAAAAATAATGTTAAAAGACATACCTCTAACTGCTGATGCAGAGGTAGATGCTGCAAGTATTTTAGATCCATTTTCTAACTCCATTGATCCTTTATTCCATGACAAAATACCTTGCTGCATCCACTTAGGTAAATTTTCATAGGCAGTTTGTAACCTACCTAATAGTTCCCTTGCAGTTGCTGCTTTGTTTGCCAGAATACCTACATTAACACTATCATTAAAAACAATATAGTGCAATAGATATGAAACAGCAGTAGTGGATTTACCAGTCTGCCTTGGCATCTTACAGATATTAAATCTAGAATTATGGAAATTATTAATTAATTTTTCTTGGAAATCATACATCTTAAAGGGCACAAGACCTTCATCCAAAGATACAATTTTAATATAATTCTTTGCAAAATATATTGGATCTTGTTTACATTTGATAAATTCCGCAATCTGTTTCTGACTAAACTCAACAGTTGTGTTTGCCTTTTTTAGATTGGGATTGCCAAGATAGATTTCATTTTGTGTAGGCATTATTCTACTAGCGTACCGTGTGCTCTACGAATCTCTCTGAGTTCTTCAAAGTTTTTTTGTTTTGTTCCACCATCATATGCCCAAGCGTAACCTTCTTGAATCATTAATTCGTTGAGTGATACATCAGCATCGCCAACATATATCCAACCAAGAAGCCTACCATACTTACCCATGCCACCCTTAAGTTCGGTTCTAATAGTAAGTTCTTCATCGCCTTTAATTGTTTCTTCTAATTTTTGTTTCATCCACGCAGTAGCATCAAGACCCAATGCTTTCTCTTCTAAGTCTCTAGTTCTTTTCTCAGGAGTGTCCACACCAGCGATCCGTACCCTTTCTGTCTTCGCTATGTCAAATCCTAGATCAATAATGACATCAATAGTGTCACCATCAACTACCTTCTTTATCTTCGTTACCCTGAAGTTGTAGCAGCTCTTCCTGCTTGGTGGTGTCATCGCTCCCATTTGGCCAAATTTCATCGTACTTAAATATGTAGTAGATTACGACACCTACTAATATTAAGAGAAATGCTACCATATTGTTTACGAACCAGACAACTTCATTCATGATACTTTACCACCCCATTCAGAATTAGGATCTAATCTATCCATATAATTAAATCCACTGCCTTCTGGGTAAATATATTTTCCATTCTCATCAAAGTTTGGACCTACCTTCTTTGCAGGATATGTTGGATAAGGTCTCAACCCTGCTCTCATCTCATTACCCTTTCTTCTTCTCATCTCATTACCAGTCTCATAATCTTCGGGCATAGTAGGACAAGAAGTTCCTAAAATCTTTCTGATATCTTCTTTAGTGTATCCTTTCATTAGTAATGATCCTCCAATCCTTCTTGTGGTACAGGTTTCCAATCCTTACCATAGTATTTTTCTAAGATATTATGGTGCGGTGCATCTGTTCCTACTACTACCTTCTTAGGTGGTGGAGGTGAGAACATCTCCATCTGTATCTCAGGTACAGAAAAGGTGTCACCACCTTTCCTGTGATGACACCAATAAAATGTACCGTCTTGTTTTTTAAATAAATGGTCTGCCTCGTGAGGACTAATCAAAACCATCTGAACTATCTTATCTCCTTTTTCAATCACGCTGCCTCCAATCATCAGACCTTTCATTGTGGAACCAGTCTACCACATCTTGTGGATCTCCGAAACCCCTGCGATGATGAGTTGAATCGGGGTCTCCAATGTTCAACTCATTCAGAAAAGAGTCTGTCGGGTCTGTACTAATTCTTCTTGCAGTGTTTAACATACCTCTAGCAGATGTATTCGACTTTGCCAATTTCTCTGCCCATATCATATCTTCTAAACTAACTTCGACTCCAGCACCTATATCTTTGCAGATTGCGGTTAACCTTAAACGATATTGTGTTGATAACATATGTTAATGTATGTAATTAATATAATTTATAATACTATACCCATGCCTGTGCTGCAAGTGTTACTGCTAGTGATAAAGATACTCCCATGATGGTGAGTCTACTCATCCACCACATTATCTCATGTTTGTTTTTTGTTATATTACTCATGATTCTAGCAAGCAATATTCCGTTGAGTGAGGTCCGATCAAATCGGGGAGATCCTCTCTTGCAAACTGTATTGCTTGATATGCGTCATCTGCATACTCACAAATTTCTGCATGTTGATTATGATTATCGTGATAACCAACCGTATAATGTTTAGTCAGGGGCATGATCTTTCAATCCCATACTGTAACATATTTATAGCATAATTTGAGTAATTTTGCTTAGTTCAGTGTGGACTCCAACACTCAGTTAGGGGATCAATAAAAACCTGCATAACTGTTGTTATACTTAACATTTGGCATACATGACCTCAATCTAAAATTCATCGATATAACAGTTCTTTTAGCATCAGTTGGTGGGACTTTATGTTTCAATAATGATGGGAAAAATATCAACATATTATTCTCTGGTTTTATCTCTAAAGAGTTTTCAAAAATTATAGGTGCACAGTTATCTTCAACATCTACAAAATATACACAAGACATAACATCAGGAAAATGATCGTGCTCTTTTGTCCAATCTCCATCAACATATTCCACCACCCACATATTAGAACAAATTAATTCAGCATCTGCATTAAAATGTTTTCTAGATAAAAAATTACATGCTTCTGTACAGACATCAACAAAAGGTTGAAATCTAGGATCTTTTTTATGGGTAAACCAATCACTCCTCCATGCTTGAACATTACTACGATATCCTTCTGGATATTGTCTCCTATGATCTTTGATTAGATTTTTTAATGCATTCTCTTTCGAGGCTGTTTTAACAACAGCAATCTTAGAGTTGACTGCAGCAAGTTCAAGAGTTGTGGTAAAGACTGGTATGTCTTTTGTTACATTAGAAATTTCAAAGTTTGCCAATTAGCATTTCCATTTTCTGAGTGCCAATGCCTTACGAGTGGGTTCACCGTTAGGTTTTTTCATCGGTCCTTTAACACCACCCATTCTAGCACAAAAAGATTTTTTTCTAGGTCCACCTTCAGGTTGTGGTGCTTTTAAATCGCTACCAGGATTTTCTCTCTCGTAAGATTTTCTACCTTTCTCATTTAGACCACCTGTCTTGTTCTTACCTTCCTTTCTCTGCCAAGCAGATTCCATAAATGAACTGAAATTTTTACTAGGAATAGTATCTTCGTTCTTAGGGTTCTTATTGAATCCCATTGAACCATCTGGATCAGTTGCCCTCATTGCCAATTTACCTGCTGCGTTTTTAACTCCCTTAGCTCTTTTGATAGCTTTCTTTTTACCATCACCATCAAATGCTAAACGGTTTGTTGCTTTCTGAGTATAACTTAGTAGAGTTGAAGTCTTGAGTTCATTAAGATCTTCATGTGGAATTGTATTACCATCTTTATCTTTCTGATGATGTTCTACCTTATATGCTGGAACCTTTGCTCCTTTCTTACCTCTCCTTGCCTCATGTTCTTTTCTACGAAGATCAATGGTCTTACCTCTCTTACCTGATGGGTCAAACATACCAGGATCACCGTGACCTGGTCCTTTTCTTCTGTAGTTCCTGATAGATGCTTTACCGTAGTCACTACGACCTTTATCTACCTTTGCTTCAGTAACTTTGTCTTTCTTATGACGATGATCTCCATAAGTGATGCAAGGATCTTGACCACATCCACAATTCTTTTCTTTTTTCTCTTCACCGACAAACTTAACAGGTGAGGAGACTGTGCCCTTACCTTTAACATACCTTGTAGTTCTAGGATTCTTAGGATCGTCACTCTTAAAATCTTTATGAAGTTTATTGTATTCCTTACGAGTCATTTCGATCTCTTCCTTCTTAACACCACGCCTTGCTTCGTGATCTGCTCTTCTATCTTTTCTGATACCACCACCTAGTTCATGTGATCCATGAGGATTACCATATCTCTTATCTCTAACAGTTGCTCTCTTATAGTCTGGGGTCTTCATATCAACCTTTGCTTCAGCAACTTCTGCATTTTTATCATCATTAATATAATGCTCATGCATTTCACTAACAAGACTAGTTAACTTTTTAACAGGAACATTCTTTTCTACACCATGACTAAACAATACATCATAATGTGTGATGTCACCATACTCATCAAGAGTATGCATTTCTTTGATGCAATCACCTATACCATACTCTTCATGTTTTACTTTAGATGAGCAATCATGCTTTACCTTTTTCTTCTTCTTTGCTGCTTCTGCTCTCTTGTCAAGAAAATTTTTCATAGCACCTTTTGGTTTGCCATCTCCTTTATACAAACCATAAGATGTTCCTTCCACATTCAGTGTCTTAGGATAATCTTTATCTCCTTTTTTAGCAGGTGCTTCACCACGCTTTCTTTTTGCATGGATGTTGTCCCATAGACCTTTTTTCTTCCCTTCTGCAAACTCCTGTCTCAAAACTTCTGCTTTGTTTAGAATAGATTCATAGGTCATGTGTTTTTTCCCAACTTGAGTACTAAATTCTCCTTTCTTTGCTTTGAGTTTACCTGCGGTTGCACTCTTAGACTTTCCTAGTCCACCTTTTCTAGTGGCATGTAACTTAGCAGTTGAACTGCCTTTTTGTTTAACTAGAACTGAATCTTGGTTATGCTTTGCAGCAACCTTCTTCATATCCTTTTTAAATTTTCTTTTACCTTTCTTACCTGAGGTAACAAAATAAGATCTTTCTTTAACTTTAGTTTCCTTACCAGTCTTACTATCTTTCTCAGAATATGTACCTGTTGTTTTTTTAGGACCATATCCTCTACCACGAAGATCTTTCTCTAATTGCTTAGAACGAGCTTTATTTTCCTTTTTGGATTTGTCACCTCTCTCAGCAGACACAGTTGCATGAGATTGTTTTTTATCTTTTGCTCTACTAATTACTCTAGAGAGACCACCTTCATCTAGTTTCATATTACACAATATGCTACAGATTTATTTATATTAGGTTGAACGAGAAGATAGTTCTATGTGTATCACTAGTATTGTTAGGAGCCATGTGCATTATATTTGCAGGAAATATTATTAGGTCACCTTCTACGACTGATGGACTGAAGGATTTTCTATGCCCATGAACATCTTGAAATGGTGAGAAGAATGTAGTGCTTCCATGTTTCTTTTCATCGTACTCTGCATAGAATATAGCAGAGTATCCTACACCACCATGATCATGTGGTTGAAAATAATCTCCTTTGTTGTATCTTTGACACCACAATGCAGTTACATCATTAAATTTGTAATCTGATTTTTTTATAAAACTTTCTAATTCTGGTCTAACAATAGACAGAAAAAGTTCACTATATTCGGGTATGTCTTTCTTAAAATAATCTGTGAATGATATATTATGATCTCTTAATGATGTATCTCCAAACGGAACCATAGAGAGTATTTTATCTTTTGCCCAAGCCCACTCTCTACAAAAAACTTTATGGTACTCTATATAAAATAGATTCATCTAGGTGTTTTTTTGCAAAAATACTTCATGTGTCCCTGTATCATACCTTGTACTGACTTAGTTTGATGACCACAATTAGGACACTCGTAGACTGTTTCCCCTTGTTCATTAATAATCTTCATGGGTAACCTCGTCATAGTGCCCTCCGATTATAGCATACGGTTTAGGTGTAATACAAGTTTCCTGATATTGAGACCCTATCCTCCTCAGAATTATAAAACGGATAGACACCGTGTCGAAATGATGATGGGAAGAATAGCATGTTGCCTTCCATATCTGGGTTCATTTTGTAGATATAAGAACTTATTACACCAGATGTATCTATGTATGACATCTCAAAGTCAGATGCTACAGAGTTATGTACCTCTTTTAGGAATCCCTGACTATTCTGTTCAGCACTGGATGTTGGTATCTTCATCCAAACCACAAAAGAGAATACTCCACCATGATCATGGGATGGATTGAACTCATGTTGTTTTTGTCTATTAACCCAAAAACCATTTAACTTCAATCCATCAACCTTCATATGATTTAACTTCTTTGGTGTATATGGAAAATGTTTGTTATATTGATTAGCACATCCTATTAAAATATTTGAAAAATAATTATCTTTGTCTACTAAATCTAAGCTTGAAGATATATGTCCTGCCAATTGACCTTTAGCAGATCCTGATGCTACAGAGATTCTATCCCAAAGGTAACCTATAACTTCTTTATTCAATCCAACTTCCATCCACCCTGTTACAGGTGGACAAACAGGTCTACAAGAAAACATTATTTAAAAGTTAGGAATACCAAATCCAACAGGACCGCCAGCAGCAGCATTCTCACCAACAGGTAGTGGTGATTGTGATGCTTGTGGTAGAGATGGCATCAAGTCATTTGATCCCAAACCTGGAATACTTGCTCCCAGAGATCCAGTAACAGCTTCCATAACTTGTGATTTAACTCCATCAACAATTGAATCTCTGTTGACATATACATATACCCCACTGCCAACAACGGCAAGAGATACAACGCTAGACGCAACAGCAAGTACATTAATAATTTTTTGCATGACTACATTTTGTAAGTTTCAGATTTTTTAGGTGACTCAGCAATTATTTTTAGTGGTGCTTGTTCTATCACAATTGTTTGTGTAGGACCACCATTTTTACCTGCACCACCATTACCATTCATCTTCATCGTTCCATCACCTTTCTTAGATGCAGTTTGAATTCCGAAGCTAGCTAAAACTCCTGTAAAAACTGAAGCTATAAAAGTTGGATCTATTTTCTGTTGAGGAACACCTGGAATGGCAACATAATTTAAAGTTAATATTCCTCCAGACCAAACCAACACCCCAAGACGAACAAATGTACTAATGATAGCAGCTTGCTCATCTTCATCGGGTAAGATTTTGTCTTTTAATTTTCCGAGAACACCTTTTGGTTTGTCCTCTTTAACTTCTTCAGACATTGTTTCTATTATAACACACCCCTATTTATCACCCATTAATCCTTGCTTGATGAGTTTCTGCAACTCTGCAGTGCTGCCAGTGAAAATAGCGTTATTAGTAACATTATTTGTAGTTTTATTTTTAGTCTCGTCAATTTCTTTTACCTTTTTTTGAAGATCCATCAGTTTATCTGCAATATCTGCAGTAGACTTTAATACCTGACCTGCTACTTCATATGCTCTTGGTGAACCAGAACTATCAGCAACATCCATTACACCATTCAATACCTCTTGACCCTTTTCGATCAAAGTATATAACTGTGCTCTAGAGTATTGATAGTCTTTATCTATCTCTACACCATGATCTTTTTTCTCAGGTAGACTTTTATGTCTATTAAATTTTTGCACATACTCATGATCATCAGATGTAGTATTTAATGCATCATCTATTTCTTTAGTCATTAGACATCCTCCTGTCTAGTAGGACTGTACTTTTTAGAATCACCATACATTGTAGTGGTTTCACTGAATCCAAAGTCATCCTCAGGTCCAGCACTAATAGGATCAGGAGTCACTGCATACCTCATCTCACGCTTAGCTGTTCTAGTATTAGTATCAGCATAGTAGTCAACCTGTGCCTTCTTAATAAGACCATCTGTGCTCTCAGCAACAGGACCAAAGAGGTAAGTTTTAGCAGTAAAATTAAAAGTGTACATTAACACTCGTCTAGTTGTAAAGTCTCCCTCATACTCATCACTAAATGATATATTTTCAAGTACGACAGGTATATCTCTTTTTTCTCCAATAGAATCTACAAGATCAATTGTAATATTGTACGCTGGTTGGAAGAATGGAAGTATCTGTTCTACGATCTGTAACGCATCATCATTCAATTTTGTCATAACATTGAGTTCAAACCCAACATTATATGGAACTGGTAAATAAACTTTCTTTGTTTTTGTACTATCTGTTTTATCTACTGCTTTAAAAGTTCTGGTAATACTACCTTTTCTACTAGGATCATAATTCATAGAAGACATTTCAAATGACATTCTAGGCAATGTAATAGCAGTTGCCTTTGTCAATTCTTCTTGCTGTTCAAGTTTTGCTAAAAACTTTTGCTTAGGACCATATATTAATGGAACCTTAGTTTCACTAATAGTTGCCCCACTCCTGTCATCATGGCGAACATTGATATCATTAAAAAGTGTACCAAATGAAATAACAGTCTTTCGTAAAATTTCGTGGTAAAAATAAGTACCTAACATTATACATCTCCAAAGGGATTTTTCTCAGTAAAGTCGAGAAGTTCGTCTGCTGCTGCTTCAAACTCATCATTCATAAAGAATTCATCTCCTGAAGCTTGAGTACTCAAGTCATCAGAATAAGAGAACACTTGATATCTAGCAGATGATGCAGTTCCAGTAATATACTCACCAGACCTGAAATCACCTGTATTTATCGAAACTTCTAATTTTCTATTAACAGAGTCCCAACTCTTAACATATGCTTCAGTACCAGAATCAGATCCAACTACCCTCTCATTAAGATGATATGTTCCTATACCTGTACTCAAAGGAGCAGAGATTGAAATAGTAGGAGTGTTCTCATAACCAGAACCTGCATCTGTTAGATATATTCTAAACATGCTGGAACCAGATAGAGTTGCAACAGCAGTTGCTTGTATCTGACCTGCCTTAGCACCAACCATAGCACCAGTACCAATAAAGGTTGTATTAACAGTGCCAGTACCTCCTATAGAAGTACCAATACCAATACTATTAGTACCAATAGAAGTTACAATTCCTCCACCAGAAAGTGTTACAGCACCAAGTGACTTGAAGTTAATAGTATGACCAATAGCAATATTTGCCATAGTATTAATTCCACTGATCTGCATTGTTCCAGCAGTAGCAACACCAGTAAACTCATATTGCTTATCAACAAACTGAGGATGTTGAATAGTAATTAGAGGAGGAGTAACATAGTTAACACCTGGTTGAGTAATTCTAATAGATGAAATACCACTATTAGTTAATGTCGAAGTTGCAGCAGCACCGACACCTGGCGTACCAAATCCAATGATAGGTGGTTCAACATAAGCAAAACCAGGATTAGTTAGTGCAACGAAATCAATAGCATTTAGATTACCTTTACTTGTAGTAATAGCAACACATTGACCCAATGATGTAGATACACCAGCAGGAGATGTCTGAACAATAACTGAAGGTGGTGTGGTATACCCAGAACCATCATCATTCAATGTAATCTTCTGTATTGAACCGTTTAGTGCAAAGGTATCAACAGATGCCTTAGCAGTCGATCCTATACCAGCAAGACTTACTGTAGTAATATATCCTTCTTCGCTTAGTCTGGTATCTATAGCAGCAACATTCGTATCGATAATTTCGTCTTGTAACTGGAAGAGTTCACATTGAAGTTCGTATGTATAGTTTTTACCTAACTGGAAAAAAGGACTCTCATGTTCTACCTGTTTAATTTCAAATAGTCTCTCTCCTAATGGGAAAAATATAAGATCTCCTTCTTTGGGTCTAGTACCAAAATCTATATCACCGTCTAATGCACCTTGCAAGTTAGTAGAGTTAAATTGAAAAGGAGCAATAAAATCCTCAAATCTTTCTCTTGATATTGTTAAAGTAATTTCATTCTGTAAATTTATACCAAACTTAGTCATTACATCACTACCCTTAGCATAACCCTCATAGTTGTTTAGGTATGCTTCGATAATATAATTATCGTTGAATTTTGATGATTGAACTTCACCTAAAATATCATCAGTAACTATTTGTTTCCTAGGAATGTAGTAGCAATCTAAACCAAACATTCCAATCTGTTCATCAACAAGCTGCTGAACTAATCGCTGCTCATCAGGTGAACCATGTTGGAAAAAAGGATTTAATGGCATTAGCCTATCATATCAAGAACTGGCATTTCATATGTATCTTGCATCTTCTCTTCTATTTCTCTTATCTCAAAATCAGCATCTTCGTATAATTGTCTACCATTAAGTTCTACACCACCTGGCAATTTAACACCTTGGAACTTTATAAGATTTTGTCCCCATTGTTTTTTTGTTTTTGCTGTTAGATATTTTTTCAGGAAATGATCATTATAAACTGAACTGTAATTTGCTGGATCCATTATTCTATAACACTCTATTAGAATGTATGTATTTTCTGTTATGGATGCCCAATCACAATCTATGTATAATCTATTATTTCTTTTATTATATCTTATTTGTGGAGTTGTTGTTAGAAGGAAATTAATATCTTCAAGATATGTTTTAGTCATTGAATAATTTAGAAGACCATTATATCCTAAATTGAATGCAATATCATTAAGGAACAATTGGTATTTAATATTGTACATACCACTACTAATAGCATTATTATCAAATTGATGAATTCTTTCTATACCAATAACAGAGTCAGGTACAGTTATAAAATTAGAATTCTCTTCAAATGCATCAGTTCCTTGAGTTGTAGTTGTAATACCCACATCAAAACCACCACCTCTTGCTCTACCAGATCGTATATCCTCAGTGGTAATTTTATACTTAAGTAATACCTTTTCAACTCCATCAAAATGTCTTTCATAAAACAATTGTAATGAATCATCTAATAAATCATCAAACTGTTCATCGGCAACATTGATCTCCAATATAGGAGCACCTAATTGCCTAAAAACATAATCTTGTAATGTTAGTCTACTATTTGGTTTTGCCATTAGAAGAATCCTCCATCGATAGAGTCAGACCATGTTGGAACTCCAGCAGCGTTCGTGGTCATAACATAGTTAGAAGTAGTTAGGAATCCAACTGTACTTGCTGTACTTACTAATCTACCATCTGCTTCAAAGTAACCCATACCATTAGGACCACTGTATCCAATACCAGTGCTTCCTCCTTGATCTGAGCGATAGTATAAACCGTTCTTAAATGTAGCGTAACCAACAACATTAAAGTTATCTTGGATTGTTACTTGACCTGATGCAGAATCAAGAACAAGTTCTCCACTATTAGTTTCAATCTTAGTACTAGAACTACCTGCACCAATCTTGATATCAGATATAGTAGCAACTCCACTAATGACAGTTAAGTTGAGTGTACTGATACCAGTTACATTTAAGTTTCTACCTTGAACTTCATCATAGTAAACATCACCAATTACATTCAAGTTACCAGCAACAAATACATCTTGCTGGAAGGTTGCTATACCAACAAAGGTAGAGAAACCAGCAAAGGTCATCTCAGTAGCAATACCAGTTTGAATCCTAGCGTTAGTAATAGCAAAGTTAGTTGCTAAACCAGCATTAATCTTAGCGTCAAGTACATCTAGATTAGTAACATCAATTGTTGTAATTGTTGCTGCAGTACCTGTAAGAGATGTTACAACACCTACATCAATAAATGCGTTAGTTGTAATAGCAACTCTAGTCTTAAGAGTATCACTAACATACACGCCATAGTCTGTAGTTTCTAAGCGTTTTGTATTATCGTGGAAGAGCTCTACTCTAGAATCTGTTATAAAGTTGGCAAGATTCTCTCCATTTGTTTTTTGAAGAGAGATATAGTTATCAGATTGAATAATGAACTGTCCAGTTCCATCATCTCTGATGTAACTATTATCACCCGTATGGTAGATTTTTAAATCTTGTCCATGACCAAATGTAAGATTAGCAGAGTCAGCAAAGTGACCATCAGTTGCAAATCCAACTGTACCAGCAACACCTATGACAATATCGTCAACAAATGTAGATACACCTGTGACATTTAGGTTTGATGATATGTCTACATCTGCATTGATATCAAGATCGCCACCGTATGTTGAAACACCAGTTATATTAACACGCTCAAATTGAGCAGTATCTAAAACATCAAGTCTATCTCTAGGTGATGCAGTTCCGATACCCAACTTCTGATTGGCATCAAGACGCATACCTTCAACATTATCAGTGTTAAATCTGATAGTGCCATCACTACCAGAATCATCTAGAGCAATAGAGGTGTCATTTTTCTGGAACGCATCTAACTGAATAACTGTAGCAGTTAAGATACCTAAGATGTTTACATCACCAGTGATGTTAATATCACCAGCACCAGCAGGATCAATATTAATATCTCCTGAAGTCGATTCAATACTGTTACCAGCAATTTGGATATTACCAAATGTACCACTGTTAGGAGTAATCGTACTGTTGTTACTACCATCAGTTATTACTAGTGAAGATAGTGCTTGTAGACTTGTTACTTGTTGTGAGAATGATACTGTACCATTTTCTTGATCAACGAAGAACGCTTCACCAACTCTGAAGTCTCCTCTTTGGTCAATACTTACATAAGATACATCACCGTTATTAACTTCAGTAACTTCGTTCGCTTGTATCGCTAAGTTAGGATCGTTTGTAATATCTGCACCAGCACCAACTTGGTTGAAGTTGAGTGCAAACATTCTTAACGAAACACCTTCACCATCAGCGATAACACCCTTTTGACCATACTCAACAGCACAACCAACTGAACGCATGTCAGCACCGAACTGACTATAATCAGCAAGGATAACCTTTGTTGCAGTTCCAATTCCACCACCTGCTTGAGTGATGCGAATATCTTGATTGCGAACTATGTTATCAGTAGTTGTACTGATACCATTAGCACCGTTAAAGTTAAGTAGTAATCTAGTATCCTTATCACCTGTTAACTCAGCAGTAGGAGCAGTGAAGTTTGCTGTGTACTTAGCAACACCATACTCTACTCTGAAATCATCAATCCAACCTGTTACATTATTGCTTGCTCCATCAAAATCAGCACCAATTACAAGACCTTTAGATGCACCATAATCTGTAGTGTCTGAAGTCTTGATACCTCTTTGTGTACCATCAACAAATAGTCTTGTGTTTGTACCACCTCTTGCAATTGCATAGTGCTTCCAAACTCCAGTAGCAATACCAGCACCAGATCCAGTGATAGCAGTAGTTGTACCAACTCTTAGGTCAACTTCACCAGCAGCACGATATGCAAGACTTAGACCGTTAGTATCAGATCCATTATCTCTTAAGTCAAAGAGAGTTGCACTAGAGAGTCCAGTTGTATTTGAGTATGCCCAGAATTCAACTGTGAAGTCTGTGTTAGTTCCAAATCCAAGATCTCCACTAGAAGGAACACTAATAGAATCATTAGTACCATCTAACTTAAGTGATGCAGTACCAAACTTCTTAACAGATGTGTCTAGTTGAGCACCATCATTAAATGTTACTGTCTTAGCGGTTCTAGCGTTAAGAACTTCAAATCCAGTTTGTTTGCCAGTTACCTCTAGGTATGTGCCATCATAGTTAGCAACAACTGCAGTACCTAAACCAGTAGTTCCATCAGTATCAAATAGAGTAACAGTGTTACCAACACCAACTGTGGTAATACCAGTTAATCTTAATCTAGTCTTACCTGCAGAGTGAATACCAAGAGATCCAGATACACCTTTGATCGCTTCAGATGCAAAGTATGTAAATGCATTCAAGTACTCTGAACGAGCACCGTTGGTTATTACAACACCCTGACTGTTTGGTACGATAAATGTAACCTCATTGAAGAGCATCGCTGCCTCAATGGATCCTGCTGCCATTTCAGAACCATCTATGTATGCACCAGCACCAGCAATATATGATGATGGATTAGAATCAGCAGAATTATATCCATATGGATCAGTAGCAGTTACATTGCTACCTTTATTGAATACAGTTACACGCTGTACATAAGGTGATCTAGCAGTAACAGCAATACCAGGAGCAAACTTGAAAGCAAAACCTTCATTTGCTGATGTATTGAAGTACATCTCAGCAATAGTTAAGTCTTCAACAACTGATCTGTCATTCAATAAGAATCCATCTTTCTGCTTAGTAGCAGTAGTTGGTTTAATTTTTGTCGCTCTAAGACCACTACCTTTAACAGTCAATCCAGCAGGAACTGTTAGTGGGAATACTTCTTCATATACACCACCACCAATGGTTAGAACTTCATTCTCTCCTATAATGTTTGGTGACTTACCAACATTAAGACTAAATGATGTACTGTTTATTACAGTAACAGCAGTTGTTACACCTGCAATAGGATCAGTTGCTCTTGGATAAGTATGGTTAGATCCATTATTATCTTTTGAACATGTGAATGTTAATGAATTATTATCAAGAGTGATAGTATCAGCAGTTGACAATCCATGAGCAGATCCAAATGATAATGTTAATTTACCTGTACCTTGTTCGTATACAGCACCGTTAGGCGTTTTTTCGTTTCCAGACTCAGCACCACTTTGTACATTGACAGCATTACTTGCTGCAGATACAAATGTATGATCGTAAATATTACTTATTCTTGACAGTGCATAAGCAACTGTTTTAAATGGTCTATCGTCAGTGCGTCCACGAGAAGGTGCATTGTCATCAACACCATGTTTATCAACAAACCATACATCTGTTGCTGCATTGATAGTAGCAATACCAATCTGTGCAGGTTCACGCCATGTTATTGTTCCAGCATCATCAGTACTTAAAATATGCTGAGTATTGATACCAACGACTCCAGTAGAGTCATATAGAGAAGTTATATAACCAGCATTGATCTTAGCAGTTAATGCATCAAGGTCAGAAACATCAATTGTAGTTATAGATGCAGCAGTACCAACGATGTCTGTGATAATACCAGAGGTAATCTTGACATCCTTAAGATCTGCAGTCTCAGTATCAAAGGTTGTGATAGTGGCATAAGTACCAACTATTGATGTTATAACACCAGCAGTGATCTTAGCATTAACAATATCTCCTTCTTGTACATCGAGAGTTGTAATAGTTGCTGCAGTACCGACAACATCAGTAACAGCGATTCCAGTAAAACTTAAGTTATCAGCACTAAGAGTTGTTATATGTGCTGTTGTGATAGTTGCGTAAGTACCAACCAATGATGTTACAACACCAGCAGTGATCTTAGCATTTACTATATCTCCTTCAGTCGCATCAATCGTTGTGATTGTAGCAGCAGTACCAACAATGTCAGTAATGATACCTGAAGTAATCTTAACATCTTTAAGATCTGCAGTCTCAGTATCAAAGGTCGTAATGGTAGCATATGTACCAACCAATGATGTAATGATACCAGTTGTAACCTTAACATCGTTAAGATCAGCAGTCTCAGTATCAAATACTGTTATAGTTGCATAAGTACCAACTTGAGATGTAATGATACCAGCAGTAATCTTAGCATCTAAAATATCAGCAGCATCTAAATGTGCTGTACCATCAATGTAAATATCTTTCCATTCTCTATCTGTAGTACCTAGATCGTGAGTGTCATCAGCAGCAGGATTGAATTTTTGGTTAACAGTCCAAGCACCTCTTGTTAGATCCCACTCAATAGTTTTATCAGTAGTACCTTTTAAAGTAATACCACCACCAGAAGCGGAAGCATCTGAGGCAGATCCAGAAGTGGTTACACCAAGTTCAATGTTCTTATCATTGACCTGCATGATAGCACTTTGCAGGTATGATGTTGTTCCTTCAACATCAAGATTACCCTTTATTAAAGTGTTACCAGTAACAGTTAGTGCTCCACCAACTCTTGCATCTCTTGTAACATCTAAGTCAGTGATAGTAGAATATGTACTGACTAAAGAAGTAACAACTCCAGCAGTGATCTTGCCGTAAACGGCATCCATGTAATCAAAGTCTGCTTGAGTATAAGTAACACCAAAACCAGATAGAGATGTAACAACACCAACCGTGATATATGCGTTAGTTGTTAGACCAACTTCATTACGGAAATAAGTTGCATCAAAGTCAGTTGCTAAACCAGCAACAATTTTTGCTTGCTCAATATCTGCGTTGATAAAATCAACATTAGTAATAGTAGCAGCAGTACCAACTGTATCAGTTACAGCAAGTCCAGTTATATTAGTTTGCTTCGCATCTAGGGTCTCAATATCAACCACACTGATAGTTGAATAAGTACCAACATAAGATGTTACAACACCTACATCAATATAAGCATTTGTTATAATACCAACTTGATTGACTAAGTTAGTTACCGCTAAATCAGTAGCAAGACCAACTGTAATTTTAATATCTTCTACATCTACATCAACAAAATCAGCTCTGGTAATTGTTGCTGCAGTACCAGTTTGATCTGTAATAATACCAGTTTGAATCTTGGCATATGTGATTGCTAGATCAGTTGCTAAACCAGCAGTGATCTTGATATCCTCAATACCAATATCATTAACATCTAATTGAGGTATAGTAGCAACACCAGTGATGTTGACATCACCATCTACATCGAGCAACGCTGTAGGAGTTGTGGTTCCAATACCAACCCAACCGTCACTATTACCTGAAACCCACTTAACATCACCTGAACCAATTATTAACTGATCATCTTGCTCTGGATATCTAACATCTTGTCCTTTACCAATGATAACATTGTTATTACCAGTGTTATTAGCACCAGCAGAATTACCAATGGCAACATTATCACTACCCATTACATTGTAAAGGGCAAATGCACCAATAGCAATATTATTACTTTGGTTGGTTGATATACCAGCACCCCATAGTGCTTGTCTACCTATACCAATGTTCTGATCGTGATCTTCCTTACCACTATTTGTTGTGATACCAGCTCTTACTACTAAGAATCCATAGGTATCAGTTAATCCAATACTACCAGTTGATAGGTAGATAGCATCGTTTAGATCAGTTAATAAAGCAAAATTATCCTGCCCCTTAACTGTAAACTGTTGACCAATTAATTTTGCTAGATGAGCATTAGTACAAGTACCAATGTTAAATGATAGGTTGCCAGTAACAGCATTATTAATTGTTCCTAAGTCACCAAGACTCTGGATAGCAATTGCAAAGTCACCACCTTCTAGGTTAGCAAAATTATCTGTAGTACCATATACTCTGTAAGCATATGGATCATTTGTTAGAGAACTAGTATCAGAGAATGAAATACTACTCGCATCACCAGTCTCACCATAAGTAATGACAGATTGAGAACCTAAATCCTGTCCAACTTTATCACCAATATAGATGTTATGTGAACCTTCTGCTTCTTGTCCAGCAAAGTTACCTAAGAAAATATTAGATTCTGCTTTAGTTTGACCACCTTTTTGGAAGGCACTGTTACCAATAGCAATGTTTCTCTTAGTATCTGCTGCTAAACCAGCTTGATTACCAGCGTAGTTACCAATGAACATACCCTGACGGTCATTACCATCAGTCTCTAATTTACCTGCTTCTCTACCAACTCTAATTAACTGAGTTCTGAAGTCATAGTTGTTCTCAATAGTTGAGATACCACTAATAGTTAAGTTCTTAGTAGTCGTAGCATGACTTACATTAATCTGCTCAAACTGTGCAGATGTAGCATTCCAATCATTATATGTACCAGCAACACCAGCAATAGCACTGACAAGACCAACTCTGTTTGTAAAGTATGGAGTATCAAGTGTTGATGTAATGCCAAGAGTGGCAATAGTACCAATACCATTGATCTGAATATTTCTACCAGTTACCTCGTCATATGAAATATCTCCTGTTACATTTAACTGTCCACCTACTGTTAGGTCACCAGATACAGTGGCTGCAGATCCAACAACTAAATCAGTTTGAACATTCCAAGATACAATTTGCCCTGAAGGGTTAAGAATAACCGCTTTAGATGCAGTTGGTTTACCAAAGTCTGCAGGGTTATCGGGCAGCATTTGTGTATAGTACTCACCACCAATCGGTATGGGAGCTGCTGTATTACCCGAAGGGTCACCAATATATAATTTCTTGTAAGACTTACCAGCACCTACATTTGTAACATCATAGGTGTAAACTAGTTCACCAAAAGATACACCAGTTCCAACTGGTGCTGCGGTTGGTGGAGAGGTTCCTTGCGTCCTCTTAATTAGAATAGTAGCAGACATTTAGTATTCTCCTCCGTCAACAGTAGTGGTTGGCAGAGTGGTCTGTGTTACGAACTTAGCAGACGCTGAGTCGTAAACTAGAAAACTACCATTTGTTAAGGCATTAGCGTTTACATCGGATAGTAAAACTAGTTTACCTCCACCGCCTCCTCCTCCTAGTGATCCACTGGCAATAACCTTAACTTGGCTGCCAGTACCAATTCGTAATGATGGCATTACCTTGTTACCCCTGCTCTAACATTGATCATTCCTTCAACGACCTTTACTTTAGAACCAGTATTGTCTGTCAAAACAACATCATACAAATAGCGACCTGGTCTGATATCGGTTGTTATGCTTGATGCCATAGAGATTTGTATCTCTCCATCAGTGGCACTAGATATTGTCGAGGCAAACGCAACATAGCTGTTGCTACCTGCCCACTTCCGCAGTTGTGAATTTACTGAAAAACCCGACAGATTTAGGGTAGTATTGTTATCGTTATCACCAAGAGCAAATAAATGTTCAAATTCAGTACCCGATTCTATCTGCAAGTTAGAGACAAAAACTGCCATCTTTAATGCTGACTATTATCCTATAAGGTATTTAGTTTCTTTATCTCTACTAAAAGTGTATCCACCTTGTTTTCGAGTCTTTCTACACTAGCTTTTAGTATTTCTATATCATTAACTTCAGAAGGTCCAGCATCACCATAGTGATATTTTAAAAATTCTGTGTGTCCGTCTCTCATAATTTCTCTACAATTTTTGCGAGCATACTCTTTATCTCAGAGATCTCTTCTTTCATACTATCTAGTTCAGCTCTCTCAAGTTGTTTTTTATTTTTTGCTTGCATGTAGGCAGTATAAGAGGAGCTATCGGTGTTTACGATAGCTCCTGATTTCTCGTCTCTATACAAGTGTGGGTGTCCTTCAACTCTCTGCATTATGCTAGTGCTAACGCCCTTACATTTTTAATGATAGGTATCTCTGCTTGATTAGTACCATTCATCACAACCTTAATAATAAATCCTGTGAAAGGTGCTAAATCGTTAGCAGTGTACTGATACTCATTCCATCTAGATTCAGGGTTAATAAACTTATCTGGATTACCGTCAGGACCAGGTAGAGTAAGTCTTACCTTATCTCCAAACCCATCTCCATCAGTGTCTACCAAATTAAAGTAACCTGGGAAGAGATCAAATGATTGATCAACTTCACTAGAATCACCTCTGATCAAACTATACATTACTCTGAAATCAACAGATGCAGGTCTAAAGGCATCAAAGATAACCTTTAATGAAGTTGCAGGTTGTTTGATTTTAATAATCTTAGACATGTAATATGAAGTATGTAAATCTCCATAGATAACATTTGCTCTAGGATCAATTGAGTAATCTGCAATAGGTTTGTTAAGTCTATTAGATGAGAATAACATCTTAGCAGTATCAAGGCATAACATTGGAGAACTCCAGAAGTTACCACCATTAGACATTGCGATTCTAGTTGTTAGAGATTTATTTCTAAACAAACCAGTTAATTTACTTAACTCATTAACTTCAGATGCAACTATTCTTGTAGTGTCAAGTTTAGTTTCTTCATTAAGACCAACAGGAATAAATCCAAGATCGGTGAATGAGGTCTCAGAACCATCTACACTAGTTCCACTAACAGTTCTAATGTTCACAGTAGCACTGTCAGAAGCACCAGGTGTAGTTATATCATACAATGGGGTTATTGTATCATACTGGATGTTTTTGGACGCATGAGCAGCGATACCGCCACCAAAGACTTCCTCACTGAATGAGAGTTGAGGTACACTGATACCAGAGATATCAACTGACCTACCTTCTCTATCAACTTTAATCAATAAATCATCCATATTTTTCTCTTGAGATTCTACATCATGTTCAGTATTAATCTTGGTTAGAGAAACTCCACCAAACTCATACTTTTTGATAATAGAACCAGACGCATGGTTGATTGACTGGGTATTATTAATACCTCTTACAATACCACCAAGAGTATTGATACCAACGCTAGTATAAGATATAATTTCATTATTAATCAAAGCGTATGCAGTATTTGCTGCACTAACTAATACTCCTTCAAATACATCGAATCCTGTACTATCTCCAATAGAAATATTGGTAGTAGTAGAATTGACTAAAGTAGATAATGTTGATGGTAAAGTATTAGGTTCAACGCCACTAATTGCAACTTTGTTTCCTATACCATACATTCCGTGATTGAAGTAAGATACTCTTGCATACTCACCAGTGTAAACACTACCAGTAGCATCATATCTGTATACATCAGTTCCAGAATCAACAACTGTACCTGCCTCGTGGAAGTAAGTTAAATCACCACCAGCAGTAAACTCTTCTGCTTGAATACCAGTTAGATATAGAGTGTCAAGACCTGCAATAGAATTGATACCGATTCTGACTCCAGAACCACTACCACTCATATCAGCAGTTACGACACCAACCATATCACCAACTTTATATCCATTACCAGCAACAGCAATTGTTGCAGCAGTAATTGTTGAGTTACCAGCACCAACTGTTACTCCTAACTTAAGTCCAGTTCCTTCACCAGTAATGTTGAAGGTTCTAACTTGTGCTATAGGTGTTCCATAATTAGATCCATTTGTGGTAATACCTACAACACCAGTTGCAGGACCACCAGCATCTTCAATAAATCCATAACGGTAACTAGCAGTGCTATCTCCTACCTTTCTACCCTGAGTGAATACTGTTCCAATCAATCCAGCATTTGTTGTGGTTGTAAAACCAACAGCAGCTTTCTTGGGAAGTGCTTCAATAGGATTTTTATTCAAGGCATTGAGTACACCATTATTAGGTCTAATTGGTGGGTTCTGGAATGTAACAACACCATCAGTAGAACTAAATTTCGCTCTATAAATCTTGAATGTCATGTCTTCAAATTGACATGGTGTCCATTCACGACCATTCTGTGACTTGTAAAGTGAACCAACTAAGAATTGGTTTGAATACACTCTTCCAGAAGCATTAGGTAGAGATTGTGCGTTGATGGCAGTTTGACCCATTTCAGCAGTAAAGATCTCATATCCATTTGCAGGAGCACCAACAACTAAAGCATAAGGTTTAGCAGGTTCCAACCAAATTGGAGCAGGGAATGTAAATCTAGTCGCTACAGATGCATCAGTTGATACTTCTATATTTGCAGGATCTATCGATACATGTGCATCAGGCGTAAGGATTTCTCCTTTAGGGATGCCAAGTTCCATTGCTCTAATTTGAGCAAAAGGAGCACGAGTAGGATCGTTATCTTTAGTAGCAAAGAAAACATCAACAGCAGTTACATAAGCACCATGTTCATCCACAACGAATGATTGTGCAAGAGGATCATCATCCTGACTTTCTACAACAGGTACTGGTACAGGTACTGGTACGGGAACAGGATTTGGAACAGGAACAATAACGGGCACAGGCACATTATTTGTAACCTCAACAATCTCCGTAACAGTATTATCAATTATTGTAGTGTTCTCAATAATGACAGGAGGTGGTGGTGGAGGTGGTGGGGGCGGTCTTCGGTTAATAAAGGTCAGTCCGTAATCACGCTGTACTGTCGTAGTTTCTAGAGTTGTAACTCTAACATCAGTTTGTATTAGTCTTGTAGTTCCTACAGCAGTGTATATTGCAGATGCATTTGATATTAAACTACTACCTCTCAATCCAGTTGAGTTTGTATTACTAGATGTAATTCTAAATTCTCTTTCACCTGATCTAACTCTTGCCAATGGTATGGGTGATGAATTAGGATTTCTAATCCATACAGCTCCGTAGAGATCTCCCCAAGCATCAGTTCTTAAATCAAGATCTGAAATAGTTGCTTGAGCACCACTAGTCTCACCAGCAATAATAGTTCCTACAGGTAAATATCCAAAGAAGTCTCCTTGTGCAGCATTAGTTAATGCAGCAAGGTCAATATTGATTGCAGTAGAACCTTGAGAATATGAATCAGGTAATGTCTCATCCCTGTTCAAAGGATTGGTTTCATAAGTTCTTGTTGGAGATGCAAATGGTCCTTCTTTATGATCTGGTCTGCAAAGTCTAAATCTATAAGTTTCTCCATTAACTAACGCTGTAATTGTTTCACCAACAGTGAAAGATCCTGTAACACCTTCTATTCCTATAACTTTAGGAATTACATCAACAGTGCTGATATCATCAAAGAATATAAAGTATCTTGCAAAAGGTCTTAGACCAGTACAATCATATTGAATATTTCTAGACCTAATAAATGGATCAAATGTTTCACTTGCGATGAATGTATTCTCAGAGCGAATATCATCTCTCTCAACACTAGATGACTCGTTGGTGCTTAGTGTCATTTCATCGTCACCAAATCCACCATCAACATTTGTTAACGATAGTCTAGTATCATAAGAAGTTCTTCTAATAGTTTGAGTAAAGAGATTCTGTGTTCTTTCTGTATGAATCCAGTTATCACTAACAGGTGTAAGACTTAGATCACCGATAAACTTATGTACAAAGAATGGGTTTAGATTTTCAACTCTTGTAGCAAAGTTCTGCTGAACAAATAGATCATCCTCATAATCTAGTGTGATCATTCTACCAGTCTTTCTAGTATTAGAATCTAATAAATCAAAATCTTGTGATAAATCTAACTGTTCAGGTGGTAGATTAGTTGCAGGTAGCAACTGCATATCAATAGATTGTAAATCTCTAAGGGGTTTTAATTCTCCTCTTTCCTTATCAACATCAATAGGTGAAGATTCATCAACGAACATGGTTGATTTAAATGAATCTGCAAAGAAACCACTCTTAAATCTATCAAGTCCATCAGCATCTTTAACTTGTAAAGTAGCAACTTTTTGTTCTAATAGAGATAGTGAAGTAACCTTTTCTAAGTTTTCTATTCTATCTTCAATCTTACCAATATCACGCATCGTATATCTACGATTGTCAATCAAATAAACTCTAACATTTTCAATATCATAGAGATATGCTGGCATTACAATAGTTGCCAATGTCATACCTGTAGGACAATCTACTGGTGGTTTAGGATTAGCAGCAGGAGTTCCTTTTTCTACTATTAAAGCACCGCTTGTTTTTAATATTAATTTATCAATTCTACCCAAGTAATGTTTGAATCCAAATTCTGATGATTCGTTAGGAGTTGCAATCCTTCTAGGAGCATCAGCAAATACTCTACTACCTTGATAGTAAGGAGAGAACGATGCTGAAGCAGGAGTAAAGACAGGAACTCTTGGTCTAAAATCTAGAGTGTCGCTAGATCTTGTTTGACCTTTACCAATTCTAGGAATATCATGACTAAACCTATCTGAATCATAACTGCTGACAGTAAAGAAATCTCCAGTATCTGTAGATGGAACTTCATACCTATCAAACACAACATATAATCTTTTAGATGGAATGTAACCATTATTAACTCTAACAATACTAGAGTAATCATAATATTGATCTTTTTGTCCTTTGTCTAAAAGATATAGATCTGTAAGATCTTTATATTTGCCAGGTACAAATGCTTGAAGTGTAGCAACAGCATTTGACTCTTGGAAGTTTAAGGTTTCTAATAGATTGAATTTGTCTTCAGTTTTAAATACGACTTCTATTCTACTATTACCAGAGTCAATAGATACAACTCTTGCAACAGCGTTTGTATTAGCACCTATAATATCTTCACCAACAAGTGCTTCTGAGAATATACTATCAGTAGAAGTAAATACCAACCTATCTAAAACAGGAGCATTTTTATCTAATGATTCGTAGATAGAAATTACTTCATTGACATCAGGATAATTTAAACATATCTTTTGATCTTGTACTCTAGTACCATATAGTTGACTATTAGTTAATCCATCATTTAAAGTTTGTCCAGCAGTTGTACCAGAACCTTCGTTATTTGAATATGTTACATCAATAGTTTCACTCTTTTGGAAGTTTTTAACTTTGTTCTTGATATTGCTCTTAGCAACAGTCACATTAACTTTAACATTGCTTTGAGAGAAAGTTAGACCATTGATAGTTAAAGTATTAGAAGTAATTACTACTTGAGATGAATCAATCTGTGCAATAGTTTTGTTAGAATATTGTACTTGATATCTCTCTTGATCAAAGGCAACAAAAGTACAATCATCTATACCTACTGATGCAATAGGTACTACAAGAACACCATTAGCATCAGTGGATTCTCCTGTTACTTGCTCAGATAAAAGAATTTCAGATCCAGTAAAATCAAGATCAGAAATATGTTTCTTTGGTAGAGGTAAAAATAAACCAGTGTTATCTTGAGAACCTAAATCCTGAACACCTATCCTAAATTGTCCTTCATAGGTACTACCAGGCAGTCCACCATCAAATAGGTTACTAACATCATTAATTGCCACAACGGTCATATCAGAACCATCTGTAGCAACTAGAGATACAACATTCTGTCTTACTAAAGCAGAACCCTGCAATTGATATCTAATAATATCACCAGGTTTAAATCTTTCAAAAGTTCTACCAGGACAACTTACTACACCACCAGTAGTAATTCTGACTGAATCAGTAGGAGTAAATCCAAAAGGAACTTTATCAACTAATTTTTTATTGGCAGTGAATGAATTTCCAGACTGTGAAATCTTAGAGACATCATCAATATCATAAGATTGAACTCTCTCAATAGTTCTACTAAGATTCTGTTTTCTACCATTAACAATTATTTGCTCACCTGCTTGGAAATTTCCAGATGTTTGAGTTACTGTTATTGAACTACTACCTGCACCACTAACAGCATACGCTGTAGCACCACTCTCATTACCTTCTATGAATGCAGAAACATTTACTTGATTTGCTGTTACATTATCATTCAACTCCAATACAGTATATGTTTGAACATCAAATAAGAATAGATCAAAATCAGTAGATGCATTTTTATAACTATCATCTACTAAACCAAAGTTATATACTTTTGCCTCTCCAATTTTTATTGAACCACTTGCACCATCTTGTCTTTCTAAATCAATAGTATTTCTAAATGTAGTAATACCAGCAACATTATTAACTCTGATTTGATTTCCCATTCTAAAGGAAAATGTTTCTCTATTAAAATCAGATGTAGTTCTTGGTTTATCTACATCAATAGTTTGTCCTGCTGTAGTCCATTCATAACCTTGAACATATGCTTTACCAGCAGATATTTTTACACACGCAAGATCATCATTGGGTGTATTACCTTCTTGAGTTACCTCATTATTATAGTAAATTCCATCATTACCTTGTCTATCATTGAGACTATTTTTAACATCAATAAAGAATGGATTTAGTGTATAATCACCTGACTCATCAGAAGTCCTTTTAGCAATGTAATCTCTAATTAAATTATAGTTTGTATCCTTATTAGTATGTGTTTCTACCTTACCTGCTCTGACCCTCATTATCTCAATGAAGTCAGTATCATTATAATCAAATAAATTTTTCTTAGTTAACTTAAGTTCTATTTTAAGTCTATCAGCACCTGGTGCTGCAAAGTTAGAAAATCCTTTAGCATTATCATATAGATCAGGATCATCTTTTGCGTTAACAGCACTCTCTACTACCTGCAATCCAATCCTATAAAAAGGACCATTAGAATATTGTTCTAGTATAATTGTTTGTTGATTGACCCTTACAAATGCCCCTCTTATAAAATAAACACCACTAGAAACACTCGCTGATGAACCAATAGTACAAGAGTCTAATGCAATTGTAGATGCAAATGTAGAACCTGCATTTAAAGTTGTATTACCATATATGATTGGTTCTTCTAACAATAAAAGCTCTGAGTCTTGGAAGAATGAAAAATCTCCACTAGGACCACATTGCTGATACTTGACGAATAATGTAGGTACTCCTTCATTAGAATTACTAGAGGTTACATAGTCAACTACCTTTGCTGTAATCTGAGATGTTTCTCCTTTAATCCTTTTACCTATAAGTTGTTCTATATAAACTTCAACATCTGTTCCTAAATGTGTAGGATCTAATTTTACTGCAAAATATTGACCATCATAGGTAACACCACCAGGAACCACAACGGATCCCTCTTTAAACATATGACTACCAAACTGCTCAACCTGATTCTGCATGATAGACTGCAGAGTCGTAAGTTCACGAGCTTGAACAGGAAATCCTGGTTTGAACAGAACTCTATGGTAATTGTCGGTTCTGTCAAAGTCGTCGTAATAGGGACTTATATTCAGGTTAGTCTGTTGTGGCATTTTTTAGAACTCTAATACGATCTTGATGTCTTCTTTTTGACGAACATTTCTTGTAATAGCAGGTCTATTATCAAGGTAGATGATCTCTCCACTTCTTTTATTTATCTCAGCATTTGCAACACCGTTCGTGAATTGCACACCGAGATCAACAACCTTACCAGAAGGTGTTGTTGTAGATATACCACTAAAGGTTTGATCTACATTGACACTGAATGAAGTACTAGTAACAGCGTCAGCAGTTGATTGGAATTCCAATACTGGTGCTTGACCAGCAACATTAACACTATCCGTATTATCAAAGGTAGATTGGTTGAACACCAAACTTTGATCTTGGAAGTATTTAATCACCTTAGTATCAATATCATATGATGCAACATAACCTCTAGCAGTTCCAACGCCAGAAATATTTTGTGTAATTGCTGTGCCAACTCCTAATACCTGTGAAACATCTCCTGTAAACTTAAATGCTTTTAGAGCAGAGAATTCAGAAGTTTGTAAGAAGTTTGTACCAGCAGCACCAATAGCAGTTGGATTTCTAATCAATCCAACCTGTGCAAATATAGTATCACTTGCAAAATCATATGATGAAGCATCAAACCTAGTATAAATCAGAACTTTATCAGTTCCTAATTCCTTATAAAGATCAAATCCATGACCCTTAGAAGGAGGAATAATAGGTGTTAATCTAGAAAACTTTGTGGCACTACCATTAATAGAAGAAAGGTCAACTCTTCCATAACTATAACCTTTACCACCATTAGTTACTTGAGCAGAAATAACTTGACCATTTGTATTAGTCAAGATTCTAACTTTTCCTCCAGAACCATCACCAATAATATCAACTTCGATAGGACTAGATAAGAAACTATATCCAGTACCAGTTTCATCAATTGATACGACCTTAATTTGATTGTTGTTAGTATCAGAATCACCATTGTCTCTAACAACTGAAATATCGTTATTAGTTGATGTGCTCCATTCATTAGGAACAGCAATATATTCCGTAGAGTCAAATTTGACGATATCTGCAGGAGGAACCGTGAACAAATATTTCCAAAGATAACCGTCACCACTAACACCAGCAGCAGATGGTTCTAGATCAGTGAATGTGGGTTCATCAAGAGATGCACTTGCAAGACTTGATATACCAGCAGATCCATTATTGATACAAATATAGATTCTATAGTCCCTATTCATCACATAGTAGTTTGACGAATAAAGTCTACTAGAGTTAGAAACTAGCGATCTGTTATTTGTATTATAATCATGTCGATACATGTCATAGGATGTACCCTTTGTCCATGTAATCTTTTTGACTAATCTTCTAACATCACCAGGAAAAACTTTACGACCAAAAAGCATAGTATCATACACATGGTTATTGTATTGAATACTATCCGTAGGTGATGGTGGTTGTAAAGTTGTACTATTCCATGTATCAGTCCGACCAAATCCAGCATATGTTGGGTTTGCTAGTCCTAAAAATGCATAGTAAGAATTATTTCCTGCCGTAACATCTTCCATGAAGTTATTGGCATTTATAATTCTAAATTGGTCGGTTATAATTGCTGCCATTGCAATTTTTCTCTAAAGGTCTTACTATTTTGGTATTTATAATGTTTTTCCAAGTGCTCCTGTATTACGAAGACCAGTATTGGTTCTCTTTACAACAGGATAGTTATCTAAATCAGGGTTATAATCTAATCCCTTAACAGTTAGGGCAAGTGGGTATCCTACATTTCTAGTAGCACTAGAGAAGCGACCCCATGTAAATCTAGCAGCAGGGAAGGCAGTTGATCCAACACCAACTAATCCTGTAACATCAGTACCAGAGTGGATATTACAAGTTATAACACCTGTTCTAGCACTTCCGTCCCAATGCAATCCATGTGCATAGTATATATTGTCAAGTTCAAAGGTACTAATACCAATTGAATCAGAATCATGAGAGTCAACACTGGTTATCACACCAGCAGCAGGATTGATACCAGATGCAAATAATTTGAATGGATATCCTTCTTGGAACTGCTGAACATACGCTGCATTTTGAGAGTTGACCAAAGCATTCATATCTAACTGGAATACTAGACCTAAATCAGTACCAATACCAGCAGATGTTGTAATACCAGTAACAACACCAGTATAACCTTGAACATCTGTGTTCAATGGATCAATATCATTCCAAACTTCCCAGTTAACACCTGCTGTTGCTGTTGTTCCAATACCAACACCAAATACATAGAGTCCAAAATCACCAGTTAACTGACCATCAAGGTCTCTAAATCTTTCTACATGATCAACAAATAATTCTGTTGCAGTAGCAGCATAACCAGAAAGAACATTGGCAGTAGGAACAATCTGTGCTTCTAAAGTATCTCTTGCTTTAGAAACTAGAGCACCACCAAATATTTTATCTTCTTTTTGTTTATTCCATCTGAATGGTTTAAAGTTATCAGGGTTAACACCTGAACCTTGATAGAATGGAGTTTCTAAAACTGATGCACTTGTGATGTTAACGGCAATTCTTTCTTCTTGTTGTGCAAAGTTGGATGCATCAACAGCAACTCTATTCAATTCAAGTTCCTCACTCTTGAATAATTCTAGTGAGTCACCTATCTTAATAACTTCATTTACATCAAATAGTACACTATCATTACCTACTGTTCCTCTGTAGAAGAATATAAAGACATCATCCTCAACTGTAGGTGCAGTCTCAAAACTTACCGATGTACCACCATTGAAGGTATAGTGTACATTGGGTTCTTGAAGGATACCATTCACAAAAATCATAAGAACTGGTGCTAGATCAATTTCTCTAGAATCAGGATCATTATTATCAATCTCAAAACTAACTAGTTGATCTTGATAGTAAAGAGGATATCTTAGTCTATCTCCATCTTGGAAAGGTTTGATATTATCAATGTAATCAATATTACCAAACTGCCACGCAGATATATCATCATTAAAGATATCAATAACTTCAATTTCAAATGGTTCAAAAAGATCTCCTGCCTTTGGATCTGTAGATAGACCTGCTAACTCAAACTTATCACCTTTCTTAAATCCATAACCAAACTTAGTCATCTTCCAGATGTAAACTTGATTCAAGGAGAATTCTGGACTTGTTGACATACCAACATAGGTAGTTGATACACCAATAATATCTACTGTAATAGAAGCACCAACACCAGTAAGGGTAGTGCTACCAATACCTTCTCTATATTTTCCAATAATGCTAAGATCGCTTCCATTAGGATCTCCAACATCTAAAGATGCCGTATCACTGTAATTTGTTCCACCAGAACCAATATGATAAATTAATGTTCCACCAATACCAATAGTTGCAGTTATTGAAGCGTCAGTTCCAATACCACCATAATCATGTGTACATACTTCTAATTCTCCCATTAACTGATTATATCCAGAACCAAATGTTAGGTTATACCAAGGAGCAGCAGTACCACCAGTCACATAGTAGTGAGGTATAGTACTAACTCCAGCATTGACTCTAAATGTCTTAGTAGAAACAATTCCTGTAATATCTAATTCTTCATCGTAATCTGGGAATATATTGGTTGTAATACCAATTCTAACTTCACCACCACTTACATATTGATGTGCAACAGTCGATATACCAACACTAGTAGTAAACTTAGTAGAGTTGGTAACATTTCTAACTGTATAGAAATAACCTTGTACACCGCTAGGATAAGTTTTAGCACCATACACACAAGTTACTCCAATTCCACTCAACTTAAAGTTTGATGGATTTACTAATCCATGATTCTCAGCAGTAATTTGTAAGACTCCTGATGTAGGATTGTACACTGCGTTTGTTGGAGTCAGAGCAGCACCAGACCAAGAATCAATGTAAATTGTACTTGATGCAGCACTGACAAATGTGTGAGCATAATTACCACCACGAACAACTGCTCCAGTTAAAGCACTTTGGAAACTATGGGCGTATCCACCACCAGTTATAACAGCGTTACTTGCTTCGTGTCCTGCCATAATATCATAACGATGCTCACTAGTATCAGTTGAAACACCAACTTGTAAAGTAACATATCCAGTCTGCTTTTTAATACCACCAGTAGTAGCACTAGAGAATATATGCTCGTATTGATCATTAGGTCCAGACTTTCCAACATCTACTGCAAATGTATCAACAGTAGTGCTTGCAATAGATACCCACTTAGCATGAACTGGATCTGATACACGAGGATATGCATGAGCGATTCTATATCCATCTCTACTACACTTAAGTGATATTGCTCCAGTATCAAACTTAACTCTATCACTATTCATAAATCCATGACCAGCAACAGTAACTGTCATGATACCTACATTAGGATCATACACTGCATTAGTTGCTGTATGAGAAGTTGATCCAACAGAATGAATACCAATAGGAGCATCAAACGCCTGATCTCTCTTCTGATCCATACTACCAACACCTGCTGCTTGGAAGGTATGAGTGTAAGGACCACCACCAACAATTTGTGATCTTGTAATACCACTTGCTATACCAGAAGAGAATATATGATCTGATTTGTCAGGAGATACTCCAATATTTACTCTAAATGTATTTGTAGTAACATGTGATACCTGTGTCCACTTACCACTATAAGGATCAGTCTCTCTAGGATATGCATGTGTTGTGCAGTAGTTATCTTTAGCACAAGTAAATGTAACCGAACCAGTCTCAAATCTAACCCAATCACCGTTACTTAGATTGTGATTAGCAGATGTAACAGTCATGATACCTACAGTACCATCATACTGTGTACCAGTCTCAGCAGTTAATCCTGTATTTGGAACAAAGTGATGTGTAGAAATATTTGTAGAAGGTTGTGATGCTAAAACTTGGAATGAAATACTATCAGCAGTTGTTGAAGCAATTGAAACTGCAGTATTGTAACCAACAGTGTCAGTTGATCTTGGATAGTAATGTAGACTTTGATAAGTATCAAGACCACATCTAAATGCAAATGATTCAGGAGATAATCTTATACTTACTCCAGTCATGAAGTTATGATCACCAATTGTCGCAGTTACTATACCAGCAGTAGGATCGTAGATAGCACTAGAAATACTAAATGGTTCTGCAGTAGACTTACCAACATCAACTGAGAAACTAGTTGTTGTAATGCCTGTTATAGGTAACCACTTACCACTGACAGGATCAGATGCTCTTGGATATGTCTTAGTTGATGTACCTCCATCCATATCACACTTAAATGATATTGAATCATTATCAAACTTGATCCAATCACCATCACCAAGTAATCTACCGCCAGGTACAACTGTTACTGTCATGATACCTGCATTGGCATCATAAGTTGCACCATTGACAGTTTGCGTATCAATAATATTTCTAGGATAGGTGTGAGTTGATATGTAACTATCTGTATTACATCTAAAGATCAAACCACCTTCTTTCAGTTTAATATTTGTGCCAGTTGCTAATCCATGCTGACCAATATTAAGATCAAGGAATCCAGTAGTAGGTGTATAAGTTGCAGTAGTAATACTGTAGTTAACAATAGGAGATGTTCCTACAGTTATAGCAATACCAGTAGCAGTAGTAGAAGCAACAGATATTGCAGTGTCAAATACAGGATCAGTAATTCTAGGGTAAGATTTAGTCTGACTATTACCATCCATATCACACTTGAAGAAGAGTGAATTATCTTTAATCTTGATGCTAGTACCAGCAACAATATTATGATTAGGAATAGTCATTGTCATGATGCCAGCATTAGCATCATAGATTGCATTGGTAGGAGTAAATCCTACATTTGTTGTGATACCTACAAACACATCAAAAGTATCTGTAGTAACATTCCTTACCTCAAGGAACTTATTATCCGCAGGATCACCTGCTCTTGGATAAGTGTGATTTGTATATTGACCATCCATCTCACATGTAAATGTAAGACCGTCTGTAGTAATAGCAACTTGACTAGGATCAGTAAATCCATGTGCAGCATCTGTTATGATTGTAGCAATACCACTAATATGATCATATACGAATGATGTTATACCAAGAGTATTACCATATCCAGTACATGCAAATTCAAGTCCTTCTAACTTGACAGGATCACCAATTAAGAAACCATGATCACAGTCTGTACTTATTTCAATAATACCATTAATATTATTGTATGTGGCAGTACTAATACCAATTTTATGTCCTGATGTAGGGACACCTACAATATCAATAATATTACCTGCAGAGTTTATAACAGGTCTTACTTTCGCACCTACAAATGGAGCATATCCTCTACCTGGCGTAGATGCCACAGAAATTATAATACCACCCCTAGGCAATTGATTTTCGTTAATATCCCCTATGTCTATAATTGGATCCGTGAATCCAAAGGAACTAATACCAGTAAACTGCACACTAGCAATTCCAGCATTTTCAATTATCTTAAAGTTTGCATTAACATTATTTTCACTAAATGGTGCTTGGAAGATATTATTGATGAACAATACACCATTACCACCAGTAGTACCAATACCAGTTACGGCAGCACCAATAGAGGTAAGTGGATAAGTTGTTTCTAACCCATCAAAACTTTCAGATAGATCATCAAACAGTTGGTTCTTACTATAGTCATTTCTTAAGAATGTTCTACCACCAAATGTTGCTCTAGCAAAAGGTAGATTATTAGGATTCAAAATACCAGTGTCACCACCAAGAGGTGCTTGAGTAAAATGAACCTGACTGTCTAGAATCTGGAATGATCCTCTAAAGAGTCTTACTGTCTCTCCAGCAGCGTGTGGAGTAGCAGCAGTACCAACTGCTCCTCTTTCCACTTCAACGAGTGTCCAAGTACCAATACCAACAGCAGGACCAATAGTAGTTGTACCAAATCCAACAGTTTTTACTATGGAATATTCATCTTCAATCTTAAGAAGATCACCAGATGTAATAGATGAAATACCACTCAATACAAATGCAGTTACAAAACCAGCAACAGGGACATCCAATTCATAACTTATAGATGTATATGATATTGGTTTTTGTACAAGACCACTTAGAGATAACATAGATTTAGAATCTCTCTTTCTCATAGAGATTCTATGCTGGTTACCTGCACCAGAATCAGGAACAAAGGTTACTGCAAATCCTGCTCTAGCATCACTTTCTGATAATGCTAATCTAAACTGTCTGTTATTATCTTTGATACAGTAAACTGTTTCAGGAAGACGAGCAGTACCAACACCTGTATAGTATACAAGACCAGTTCCAGCAATACCAATAAGGTTAGAATCTGCCTTATAACTTAATTGCTCAAAGTTCATAAAGAAATGTTCTTGCTCAAATCTACCAAATCCGTAGTTGATCTGAGAAGGATCAGAAATATTTGTCTCACGAGCATAAACTGGTACGCCTTTATATGTAAGATCAAATGATTTAATATCTCTATTGTTAATACCTAAGTATGTGTTTTGTGAAACAGATTCATATACTTGACCATAATTTAATTCTCCAACACCATCTAATGTACCATTAGGATCTTTCTCTTTATAAAGAATTTCATTATACGCTGTAATACTAACGATACCAGAAACAGAAGGATGGAACTCTAGGTTAAGGTGACCATCTGTTCTGTAGGTAGAACCAAATGTACCAACTCCAGTTGTACTTCCAATAGCAGCAACTGCATATTCTGATATGAAAGATTGACTCTTTTCGGGATCAGATAATAAGTATATTTGATGAATTGATTGTGTCTCACCTATTGCAACATGGACTGTTGATTTTACACTCAAATCTCTAATACTTGCTATACCAACAATTGTTGATATACCTGCTTTTGCTTGACTAGTAACTTCTAATCTACCTGTTCTTTCAGTTCCATCGGGTGTGAATGGAATCTTAAATCTATAATTTGTGTTTACTCCAACAGCAGAAGGATCAATAGCAATGGTCTTAAATTTAACATTTACATTTCTTTGACGACCATTTTCAAAGTTAAGTTTAAGAACACCACTATCAATCTCAGAACTAAATGTACCAATAAACTCAGGAGCAGATAATCCACTTAAATTTTGCTTAGTATTGAACGCTCCTAACTCAGTCAAATAAGTATCGGTTCCATCATGCATTACTGCATATTCTAGATAATCAACTTGTTTTGTAGCAGATGAACCAGCACCAGGATTATCAATCGCTAAGAACTGCACAAGAGCAGCTTTCATGCTTGTAGTTGTTACACCTATAATATTTGTTGTACTACTAACTCCAAGTGTAGACGCAGCACCTGCCTGAACCAAACCACCATCTAATCTAATATGTCCAAACGCAGTTGTCCCAACACCCACAGAATCGGCAAAATTAGTCTGTAATGATTTGACTTCATAGTCAGTATCGAATGGTTCATTAGGTCTGAATATAAGTCTTGTTTTTGAGACACCAGCATCATACCGTGTATCAAATTCAGCATATCCTGTTCCTAAACCAACTTGATCAAAATTCTTAAGTTCTGCCTTCTGCATCAAGAATGTATCTTGATCTAGGGTAATAGAAATAAATTCATTTATTTGATAATGATTTTTTCTAGGATCTTCCGCTTTGAAAACAGTTTGGGTTAAGAATCTTTGGAAATACCTTCCTGCAGGATATTGAGCGACTACTCTAAAATCACTTAGATCATTAGACTCATTAGACACAAATTGAGAACTAATATCGTCAAGATTTAAAACACGGTTAGTTTTGTTTAAAATAAAGTCAGATAGTCTAGTATTTCTTAATTCTACAAATTTGGAGATATTTCCAACTGATAAGAAGTCTCTAGCAAGGTCATATGGATATATTGAGTCCAGTCTCATTGGATCTCCAATAAAGTCAAGAACTAGACCACCAGCATCTTCTGCAGGTTGTATAAAGTCACCAGGTGTACCTTCTGTTACAATCTCAGTATTTGCAAAGTTTTTAAGTCCAGTTGGGTGTACTATATCATTAACATAGTTAATTAAGTCTTCATATGTCTTAGGACTCTCAATAGCATAAGACATGTTCTGATAGTAGTCATTATCAGGTAATACTTGATTGGTATCGTTAATAATACCAATATTGTCTCTCCAACCAACTAAAGTCTTAACAGAAGAAGATAAATTAAAACTTCCATCAAATTCAGTAATTTGAACAACTCTTGCTTCAGATCCACTTAATTTACCACTCAATACATCAGTAACTTCAATTGGTTCAGCACCACTAACAACTATCCTTGCACTATTGCCATCAATAAAGTCTAATTGTATATCAGCGTCTGCTTTATTATTTTTCTTGAAAGGTTCATTAGTTATGAATGTAGAATCAATTTTTATTGCTTCAAATCTAGCAACAAAATCATTTTTAACTAATTGACCAAATCCAAATGATACTGTAGCACCTGTGCCAGGATTTGTACTAATTCCATTTAAATCAAAGGTTACCTGCCTTGGGTTAACTGCATCATTATAATCTGTTACTGTGAATGGTGCAAATTTATAATCACCCGAATTATATCCATCACCAGATCCAGCATCAAAAGTTATACCTTCAACTAAGACTGCATCACCAATAGCAAATGGTTCTTCATCATATCCCAAAACAGGAGTACTAATCTTACAAGTTAACACACCTACATCGGTCTGTACACTCATAATACTAATACCATTACTATTTCTTATTGGTGCAATGCCAAAATCATTATTTGACAATCCAACAGGTGATACGGAAACTTTTGCACTTACAACAGCAGAATCACTTAACTCGCAAGTTATAAGACCGTTATCTAAGATCTCACCAGTTGCTTTATCGTACAATGCTAGAGATGGAGCATTAACATAGAATTTACCACCAAAGAGAACATTAACTTGACCAATAGTTGCAAAATTATCAATATCAATTATTCTAGGAATAAATGCATCAGGTTTAAGAGTATTGTCTGAAGGATATCCATAAACATCTTCAGGAACACGCATTTCTTCCAATCTATTAATAATTGTTGATTCTGGTATTAATGTTGCGTTAATACCATTACCACTAATACTAGAAATGCCAGGTAACTTAGAATACCCAAAACCACCACTAACTAGGTTAACAGTAGAGATACCACCAGTTGCATTGCTTGATTGTGTGTCATATTCCAATATTTCACAATCAGAATTTTTATACTGTAAACTTTCTGGTGAAGATTTTAGATTAAAGGTAAATTCAGTATTTCCTATTGAAATAACACTATGAGTCCCATTATAGTTACTATCAACATATTTGATTTCACTTCCATTAATAACTGTTCTATCTGCAGTAGATAATCCGCTAGGACCAAAAACATTGTAATATAGAGTCTTAATATTATCAGAATAATTTAATTTTACTGTTGGATGACCATCAGAGTCAATTGCAGTGGATGCAATACCAACAGTTGCCAAAGTAGTGACTCCAACAACTTCAAATCCAAGACTTGTACCAGATCCAACAAATTCATTGAAGAAATTAGTGTCATAGAAGAACTTCAAATCATATCCACTCATGGATGGATGACTCAAATCAAAATTAAGAGTATTATTCTTAAATGGTCTTATTTGAGGGTTAATTGGGTTGATACTCCAACCACCACTACCAGTGCTTGTAAAATCAATAACTTCTGGTTTTTTAGCAATTGCTTGTTTTAATGTATCTGCTATTTGTAATGTATCATCATCAATTTTGATTACATAGTATTCTCTTTGCTCTACTCCACCTGGTAGATTACTTCCATAGTAGTAAACTCTATCACCAGTAATCAATCCATGATTTATTGAAGTAATTCTATTGGTACTAGTGTTAATACCAGATGCAGCAACATTTAATGGATTGACAATCAAATAGTCATCAAGTATCTTTAATGCAACAGAAGAAGTTGTTCCAATACCAGTTGTTAGACCAGGTTTTACAATTAGATCAATTCTGTCATCATCTTCTAATTCATGACTCTCTGATGTCTGGATAGTTCCAGTAATTCTTTGTGTTTTACCTGTAACTTGTGTATATTGTTTTTCTAGTAGATAATCATACGCATCACTACCACCACTGATAAAATGCAATTCATTTGATGATTTAGTGGTCTTTAGTCCAATAGTATCATCAGTTTTCCTTACAGCATAGACAGTAGATGGTAAAGTAAAGGTTCCAGCATATATTGCTGATGTGGCAACAGATATGTTTGTTCCACCTGAAGGAATACTAAACTCAAGTGTATCATTGGTTTTAAAACCATGATTCTCCAAAAATATTGATTGGGTAAGAATAGATCTATCAGCAGTAACTCCAAGATACTGATATGCCTTTGTTATAGTCTGTCCTACAGTTGTACCAAATCCTACTGCCTCTGATGGGTTGAAAAATACCTTTTCATCGGGATCAGACTCAAAATAATCAGTTCTAACTAAAACTTCGTACTGATCAGGAACAAAGGATACTCCAATACCTAATTGACCTGTAGTTGCAACTCCAACTGATCTACGAATTCGTAATACACCATCATCATGATATACATTAAGAACTTTAGCAGTTTCTGATCCAATACCAGCAGTTGTACCAAATCCAATAGTAGAACCTATGGATATTGATGCTGGAATAGATTGTACTCTAATATCAGTTACAACTCCAACAAATCCATCATCTAAAAGTTTTGTACTAAACTCAATTTGATTAATTATATGACTACCATTCAATTTGTCAACTGCAGTTGATAAACCAGCAATAACAATATCATCTTTTAACTTAAGATCATGAGATGGTTGAATATATCCAGTTACCCTATCTGCTCTCCATTTAAATACAGTATTTTCATAATTTAAAAATTCTGTAGTAATTTTATTAATAGTTTTGCCAGATAATCTTTCAATATATGCACTTGCACCTGTACCACCAGTATCACTATTATCAAAGATAACATTTGATCCAACACTATAACCTGTACCTACTGATGCTATTCTTACACCTGTTATAGGACCAGTTTGAAGTTTATCAGGTCTTGCAACTTGAGAAACAAAATTATATGGTTGATATACAAAATCATAACCAGCACCCTCCCCAAACATCTTGTATGGGAATGTATTTCTTACTAATTTGGAATTTTCAAAATCAAATGTTGTTTGCTTGATTTTTTCACCAGCAACAGTATTAATTCTGATAGGACTTCCTCTAAATGTATCACCAATGTAGTATGGATACTGTGGATCATTATTTACATCTACAGAAGCATAATATGCATATATTCCATTAGGAAAATCAGGTGTTTTAGCAAATCTACCGTTATGTTCATCTAGATCACCAGAGGTATCATAATAATAGTCTTCAATAAATGATCCTGCAGGCCAATCTGCTGTAGAAGGTCTATTATAAACTCTAGTTGAATCTAACTTATAAGATGTCAGTAATTTTCTTGATGAAGACTGAATATCATCAATATCATCAAAACCATATGGTCCGTAAATGGGTATACCATCATATGCCCATCCAATAATAGGAGAATGACCACCACCATTGTCATTAAATGATTCTCTAATGGTTTTACCATATCCTATTGACTCAACCGCCAAACCATCTTCTACTGGACCTAGATATTCACCATTTGTAGTTCCTGAGGTGGCATACTGGTTAGTAGATAGTCTTCTAACTCTTGTAGAGAATGTAGCAGCATCACCAGGTGATTTAACACTAACAGTAGTCCCTCCTGCAGTATAACCAATACCTGAAGATATTACAATTACACTACCAATAGAATCTCCGTCCATAACAGCACGAAGTTCAGCACCAAATGCAGTTCCTGCTCCAACTACAGATATATCTGGAGGTCCATCGTAATCTATACCACCACTTTGTACAAATGCGTCTAAAATTCTACCATTTATTATAGTTAAACCTATCTGACCAAATCTTCCAGATCTAATAGAAACTGAAGGTGCTTTTTCAAAATTAATTATATCTGAACCATAATTTAGACCTCTATCATACATGATAGTGTCTGTAATAGTACCACGAACTATTGGTGTTACATTTAATGTTAATTGAGAGTCTAAATTAGTGATAACATTAAGATCAACTGTTACAGGAGGATAGAAGAAGTCCTGATAATCAGATCCTGAATCACCAAATCTTATATACTCTTTATTAGAGTAATTTGTAGTATTTGGAACTCTAGCAGTAGCGACACCTGACTCACACAGTCTAAATTTGTCAGTATCAATAGTTAATACCTGATATTGTGCGGTAGTTGATAATCCACTAATAACAGTTCCCCCAGTAGAAGAAATTCCGTAATGAACTACTTCTCCATCTTTGAATCCGTGGTTATCAAACTGGATAAAATCTCGTGCTGTACTAATACCTGCAGGTAAGACTGATATCTTCCTGTTAGCATATCCTTCTCCACCATCGAGAACAGTAACACGAGAAATTCTTCTCTTTGTTTCAAAATCCCTAAAAGCGTGAATTCCTGAATTTAGGTTAACAGCATCTGTGTTAAACCCAACAGTATTTACTCCAGCAACAGAGTCTGCTTTAGATCTGTATATTTGGAATATGGTAGAACTAGTGATACCAATATAATATGACTGATTTTCTACTAAACAAGTATCAATTCCAACATTAGCAGTAGTTGCTAAACCAACAGGATTATTATTATTTGGATTGTAGATTACTCTATCGCCAGTTTGATAAAAATGATTTTTGTTTAGAATAAATCTATTATCTACAGGATCAATCGTACCACCATCATAGAAGGACTTTGCATTGAATTCAAATGTTCTATAATTTAATTCAGTGACTGCTTGTGCTTTAGCACCTTTACCATTACCACCATGAATATCAACTGAGACTACTTTCTTAATTTCAAACTCTACTGGATCGATTTGAATACCAGTTATTGTACCAGCAATAGAAACTCTAGCAAAAGCAGTATTGACTCCAGTAGTATTATCCTCGATAGTTAGTAAGGGAGGATTTAATACATCATAGTTAGTACCTGAGTTAACTACATCTAATGCTTTTAGAGGTCCAAAAAAGATTGATTTGTCTGATTTATAATTACGAATCTCAACACCATTTATCAACATTCCAGTATTACCTGAAAGTGTCCTATCTGATGTTGTTCTTTGTTCTCTACCTACAGTAAGATCTTGCTCTAGAATATATTTCTTAAGTTTTCTACCTGGAAATATAGATCTTCTTGCTTGTTCTACTGAAACAAAATCATGTGTACCACTAGTTTTAGGAGCAACAAATTCTTGAGCAATACCCGATGGAATAAATGATCTAGATTGATATAACTTAATTTGGTTAGAAGGACTTAATACTTCAACAAAATAAGAGTTTCTATCTAATCCAGCAATAGGATCAGATCCAGATGAAGGGATATATACAATTTCATCACCAGTTCTAAATGGTACAGGATTAGTAAATGATATGATTGTAAATTTATCAGTTAATGTGTTATACCCTTGGAAGTTGCCACCAGATACTGTAGGATCTATTAATATAGAGTGAATTTTATCACTATCAATTTGATATGAAGGTAAAGAGTTTGCAGCAACATACGCTTCTGCCTTTGTACTCTCGGTTTTGTTCTTATCTACAATATATGTGTTACCAATATCAGTTAAGATTTGATTTTGACCACCAATGATGGGAACTATACTACTAGTTGCTTTACTTTGTACTCTTCTAACATCATAAGATAATCCTTCTACTGTAGTGAAGGTTCCAGAGACATTTATAGAATTATTTGGAATATTTACATAAGATACGGTTAAATTGGATGCTTGAACAGTTTCTGTATTTCTAACAAGCAATTCAATCGAATCGCCAATCTTTAAACTAGAATCATAGATGATACCAGTCAAAGTAAATGTAGATCCAGTTAAATCTGATATTTCATACCTAGCACTAGTGTTATAAATCCAAGAATTGAAGAATACCTGCTCATAAGTTTTTGTTAGTCTAGGATTAGTGATAAAGCGTCCTAAATTTTTAACTTTGATTCTAGATTCAGGATTTAGACCAAATAAATCTTGATTGCTGTCAAATTCTCTTAAAACAGCAGTAATTCTCATGTTGACCCTTTTAGTTAGGTCGTTATCTTCAAAACCATAAACTACAGTTGGAGTAAAGACATTTGTAGTCGAAGGAATGTCAATACTAGTGGTTGTAACACCAATAAACTGGTTTACAGTCTTCTCAGAGTAATCTAATTTTTGATAATGACTATCTGATACTTGACCAACTTCAAAACTACCAGTTTGACCAAAACCAATTGTGGAATCAACTGTTAATACAGTTGCACCTAGTCCAACTTGACCAATAACCTGAGTTCTACCTGGAACAATGAATGTTCCTTGAATTAAAGCTCTCTCATCATAACCAATGAACACAGAAAGACGATAATAGTTGTCTCTAATCTGTACAACCTCTGAAATAGGTCCACTGGCAGCATTTATGTTAGGATTATTGATTTCATTGTCTTGAAATAGAGTTTGACCAATTAATTTCTCTGGATCACCTGATACCAACTCAACAGCAAAAGATTCCCTTCTTAGATAGTTTGCATAGGAGGGTTTTATGAGGTATTTTTCAAGATCATTGATTTTTGGTTCAATACCAAATAATGCTTTGAATAAAATCTTGAAAGATTCGTCTGTACCCTTAGATTCGTATAAACTTCTTGCTTCTTTGACAAAATTAACAACATCTAACTCAGGACTTAATGGTACACCTTCTAAACCAGGTGTATACATCGATTTCAAGTTAGTGTATATCTCTGTTAGAAATAATGCACTTAAATTTTGTACCTTAGAGGACTCTGTATGCTCTCCAGCGACTGATTGAGACCATTCAAGATTACTAGGATCATTTATCTTGCGGTATGTAGTAATACCACTAAAACCCCTAACACAACCAGTGAAGGAGTTTGTAGTAAGACCACTATATGTAATAATCTCGTCATCAACCTTCAGTAGACCCCATTGATTAGGAAATCCTTTGGTACTAAATGTTCCAATACCTATTTCAGTCTCTGTTGCACTAATACTAGATGCTAAGGCAACTTCTCCATGTATAACATCTCTAGTTAAGTTGTCAATACGAATATATTTGTCAATATTCTCTGCTATATCTACAACACCACCCTGAAACTCTTGAGATATGTAATATTGCTCAAGAAAATCTTCTAACAGAGGATTTTCTGTTAATGCAAATTCTGGAACTGTATCCGCAACTACCTGATGAGTCTTGACTCTCGAAGATAGGGGACTATAGGTTTCTATCATTCTTTATTTTCGCCTAGTGATGGTTCCGTTAGAGTAACTAGAGGTTACCTTGTATCCAATTCCAGATATTTGTTGTCCAGAAGAAATGGTGTCTCTCACGATATTTATCTTAGTATTTGACATGTCTAATTGAAGGTATAAATCCTTCAATCCAATAATATCATTAGATTCTGGATAAACTTGTATTTCAATCAATCCAGATGCAAGAGAAGACTCCGTAATCTTGATTGTATTGATAATAATTTCACCTTTTACATAATCTACAGTACCAGCATTAGGAACAACAACCGTTGTTAGAGATTGTTCGATATCTGATAGTTGAACTACCGCAAGATTACCAGTTTTTAGGTCTTCATTAGGAATATCAGAGAAATAAAGTGTTTCGTTATTACCTTCAACCTTAAATCCTGTACTTTTTATGTTTTTACCCCTAGGATCAACATGAAATTCATTTCCAAAGCATAATTCATACTGAGCATAGGCATTTAGTATTGGTTTTAGATCTCTCCTAATCGTTAATTTAGTAATATTAGATGTAATCGCAGAATTTGCATTATCAATGATAGATTGTGCTTCAGAATATTTAAATCTACCACCAAATGCGTTCAAATTAGTGTCAGTTCCATATGAAGTGATAGCATTGATAACTTGTGCCTTCAATCCTTCAGTATCACTGTAAACATTTGGATTATAATATGCATTGACATTCAATTCAACATAAAGAATCTTAAGATCAACAATTCTTTGGTTTATTCCAGCAATTGCATAACTTTTTAGTCGTTCTAATATCAAAGACTTACTAAAGTCAGACAAATATGTAGCATTTCGAGGTTTGATGCTCAATACTACGGTTCCAAATTCAGGTGGATCCAATTCTTCACCACCAATAACAGAAACAGACTCTGCATCAGGGAATATGCTCTGTATAATTGCTTCATAATCCTTTGTTGTAACCGCCCTGTACTGCGATGAATAGATTCTAGGTGCAATGTACTTAATAGACTCTACATCTTCGATCTCACCGCCTCCTTTAGCGGATTGAACAGTAGATACTACAACAGTTGTAGAAGAATCTATAGAATTACCAGCATCATCTACAGCATTACCACTATAGGCAAAGAATTTTCCGTCATTACCTTCTTTTCCATCAGTGATAATATAGGTTACTTCAATAACATCACCACTATCGAGTTTTTTACCAAATAAACCATCACCAAACATCAATTCATATTGCTCATCCTTAACTTCTTGGATTAGGAATATGTTAGACTTCTCGTTAATGCCTGTAATGTTGTCTAAAAGTGAATATTCTAGTCCAGCACTCGCTCCTGCCTTAGTAACAAAGACTCTAATACTATCTGTATCAACAAATGAGTTCTGTAAGATAAATCTTTGATCTCTTGTTCCATCTACATTGAAAGTTTTCTTTAATAATGTTCCCTGAAAGACATTTAGATTATTAAATGTAGCAGTTCTAGGAGGATTTATCGTAGTAGTGCTATTAGAATCAATAGGAGCAGGTACTGATACATCATCTGGGATAGAAAATGTAAAAGATGTATTATCCTGAGCACCAACACACACCAAACCCTTCTTCAAAGTGACAGTATTACTATTTCCGTTAAATTTAAAATCAAAATTTATGATTGCCTTAGACGATTTGCGTGATCTAGGGACATATCCTATGTTTCTTGCTAATGAAACAACATTTTCTCTCAGTGTTGCTGAATCCAAGAAGGATTCATTGACCACCATGTTGCTATTGAACGCTGTAATATAAGTATTATACGCTAAAATGTCGATCAATACCGACATGTTTGACCCTTCATAGTCAAAATCAGTAAAATTTGAATTCGCACGAAGATAATCTCTTATTTGAGACTTAATTTGATCAAAATCTAAGTTTGTAAACTTCGTTACTGCCATGTTTTTACCTGGTTGCTTCTAATAAGAAGGAAAATTCTGTTATTGGTATCTCTTCACCTACAATATCAAAGGCAATTTTGATCTCAAATGCATTTTCATCGGGTCTGGGAACCGCTTGCACCTTAGTATTAGTCACTCTAGGTTCAAAAACCTTTAAAATATCAATAATTTGAGTTGCAATTATACTACCAGTTGCAACATCAACAAAACCAAATAGACTATTAGTGACATCTGACCCCAAATCGGAATAAAATCTTTCTTTTAGACCAGTCTGAACCAAATTACGCACACTACGAACAATCGCTCTCTCATTTTTTAGTACATTTAGGTCTCCTGTAACAGGATTTGGTACAAATGAAAGATCTATATCCTTATATGAGCGAGATTTTAAGGTCGTCACCAGTATTAATAACAGGTATCAGGTTTATTTATACGCTATTTTCTCAATTCCATCTAGTGACAGTTAATTCAATGCTATTATCATCCATCTCCCACTCCTCTACTACCTGCCATCCTTCTTCCTTCATAGTATTATGTACAGTCATTCTGGCATATTGTTGAGTTACCTTCTCAATAAATCTTTTTGGTGGTACAGGACTTTTCCAAGTCTGTATATCTGCTACTAATTCATACTCTGTACCATTCCAACGGAATCCAATATCATTACCTATTGCTAGATCAACCTTTACCTTTTCATGTTGATGATCTATAGGGTTAATTAATAGTTGATCCTCCTGTACATCGTACTGAAGGATCTCTAGTGCTTCGATTAAAGCAGGTTTATTTGTTATCTTAGTCTTTATCTTACTGAAATGCGACATTAGCAACCTTCTGAGTCGTGTACAAATTCTTCAACTGTTTCAGTCTCGTAAAAGGCAGGAGTAAAATCCCTAAACAATACATTACCAAGTTCATCTTCTACACCTTTAGTTATTTCTAAACATTGACTACCAGTTACACCAGATGTCTCTACTGAGACTACACCATCTTGACGAATGGAATACTTGACTGTTTGTTGTTTTGACATAACTAAAAAAGTGGATGTGTGTTATTTAGTCACCAAGTTTTAGAGTGAGTGTTTACATCACCTTCAACATGGTTATGATCTATCTCATCTATGTGAGCGTGTTCTATATTGAAATGCTCTAAAGCATTTGCAATTCGTTCGAGTGCATCAGCAATGCGAACTATTTCAAGTGTTTGATAATCTCCACTCATGAATTTGCTTCCTTCAATGCTTCAACTATAATTCTTTTAAGTTGATTTGCTTTTTTCTTACCAAGTCCTGCTCTTGTGTCTATCTTTACTTTGACCCAATAGAGTCCTATAAGAACAAGTACAAAAGGAATAGAATCTTCCCATGAGATTTCATTCCATGCTTCCACGACATTCAACATTGCCATGTATTCACCTGGTCCAATCATTTTCCTTGTCCTCTATAAGGTTTACGAGCCGAGTTTCGGGCGGTAGGGGAATTTTTTGTATTCTTAGAATTACCCTGTCTGGTCTTCTTTTGATGAGTTTGAATATGAGTCCCTGTTGGACTCGTGTACATTGTTGCCATAAGTTTCGTGTGAAATAGAATCTGGGTGTGGATACCCTACCTCATAATAACATTGAGATAGTTCCACCATTTTATCCATAAAATCCTCTTCAGAGAGATCTGTGTAGACCTCTCCGTCCTTGATAGTAATCTTATATAACTCGTTGCTTTTCATGTCCCACTCTAATACGAGGGTCACACCAGATCTCGAATCCTGCTTCTAGAGCATCGAGACAGAATGATACATCTTCTCCACACATATCTTGTACCTCTCCAGACTCAAAGACTTGCATCTTAGGTGCGAACCAAGGATACTTCATCTCTTCATGTTCCCATACACCATTCTTGATGAGTACCCAACCAAATCCTGTATAGTCTACAGTAAAAGGTTTGCGTCTCTTAGACATAGTTTCTCCAGTCTCATGATTCATAACTCCACCGTTGTTACGGAAGTTATCCTCATCCAACCAGTGTGCTACAGAGGTAGTCTGACCATCTTCGGTCATATACCATCCTGCTGCGATATCCTGATCCATGAGAACGAGTTGAAGGAACTTCTCAGTGTTAAAGACAATATCACTATCGATCCATAACTGGTAGTCGTACTTAAGTTTACCATCCCAAGGAATCTGGTCTGGTCCTCTTAGTACATTTGCTCCAAGACACTTACAACGAGCAAAGTTAACCATGCTGCTATAGTCTTGGGATATCTGAATACTAACTCCATGCTGAACTAAGTCAAAGCAGAGTTGTACAAAATTCTTTAAGAATACATATGAACACCCACGACCAGGCATGCAGAATACTAGGTTTTTACCCTTTAGCTTCTCCCATGCCAGATCATAGTCCCATTCTTGTTGTTGTTTCTTAGGCGGGTTTTTCGCCTTAACAGTAAATCCTTTAGCCATAATGTTTTACTAGGACATCATTATTATAACAGATTATATATGCCTAGTCAATATGACGCTTCATCGTAGTCATCTTCGGTTAACTTCACAATAGTAAGTTCATCATATTTGTTAACTCGCTCTTTAAGTTTTTGTATTAACTGATCTTCATCTAGATTAATTAGATCACTAACTGGAGTGCTATCCTTATCGTAGACATGGAATGAAGTATTCATTTTAGTTTAAACGCTAGTGTGATTCTCATGGGGCATGCTTGGTGCGAGAATGAATATCCTTTGTGAGGAATATTGCCGTCAAAGACTATGAGACGGTTCTGTACAGGTGGAATAATAATTTGTTCACTACCTTGAAGTAGTTGTGTGAATCCACCCCATTCAGGCAAACAAGGTACAATGTATAATAACACGGTTTGCTCACAATTATCTATATGAATAGTACCATCTCTACCTGGCCATTGTCCATTGAAGTATATCCTCTCTAATCTATTAGGTGTCTTAACAACTTTATCAATTTGCCCCTTTAAGTAACTATTATAATATTCTTGATCTGTAACATCATACTCTAAGAAATCTAAACCTGTACCATTGCTAGTTTGAATTCGCCATTGAACATCATTCGTATCTTCTATTACTCTCTCTAAATCTTTCGTACTTAAGAAGTTGTCATATTGTTCAATCATCAGTCTCTAGATAAACACCATCACCTTGGAGTGATATAAAGATATCGGTATCTTCGTACCAATTCATTTCATTAACTATTTGTTCTGGAATAGAAAGTATATATTCATCTGTTACTGAATCGACCCTGAGAGATATTTGTATTTTGGAATATTTTTTCACTATATCGTGGACTGACATTATGTTTTTATATATCAGAAATTTTTTTTATAGATTGATATCACTCTCTCGAATTGGGTCGTTTATAGCTTAAGAAGGTTCCTTCGTTTTAAACACGATATAACATAAGAACGAAAAACACTGTGGTTCGTTGATACTTAGTGCGTCTCACAGTTCTTATAACATAAGACTGCTAATCACATAATGCTCGGTGTTACTTAGAGTGTCATGATTACCTCTGTTGTTTGTTATACTTTATTATAACATAATACTCACAGACTGTCAACAACTGTGCAGGTCTTATGTATTAACAATTGCATAAGGATTTAAAGGACTGTGTGTTACAAACTGTGTGTCCCCTACTTGACATTCTGCGATCCTCATGTTACGCTCCCTTAACTAACAACATAATGACGCAATTAGACCCCTTAGAGTGTCATTTAGTGACCTTACAGTTAATAACAATAAACAACGCATATATGTTTATTTAAGTATTTAAAATAAATGCGTAGTTTTCCACAGATACTTATTACATTGTGGAAAACACTTATTGTTACTTAGTGGGGCAATCTCTCAAACTCATTGTGTATCAAGGGGTCTGTACATTTGAGACTTATATGCACTTAGTGTGGAATCTTCTGCGGTATTGTTGTTAACAACTAACTCGCAATCCTTCCATTGGTGAGTATACACTAGCATAGCAACTTTACAAGTTGGGAATAAACTATGCTCACAATGTGATGGTCTTTCACTAACACAAAAGGTTATGTAATCGTCTCCAACAAATTGTACATCACCTATAATATTATCATACTTGATTGTTACTCCGATTTGGAATTGTTCTCTCTGCATGTTACTAACTGGTGTAAGGTAGATGATAATAAGTCTTCAACATGTGCAGGTAATGTTGTACCTTTTCCATTCCAAATTGTTTGGTATTGTAGTAAGATAGCGTGGGTAAATGACAATTGATTGTGTGATAATTCAACTGTGTAATTAGATGTTTTAGATGTCATTTAGCACTCCTATTCTTATAGGTATCATAATCGTTAGGGGGCGAAATCGGGCGTGACTCGGTGTTACTAACTGGATCATAGATATGATCTGGAAAGTGTTTAAAATACTCTAGGATTTGATCATAGTTAGTAATAAGAACTCGATCAGGATTAGTGTTCATAGATTGTTAATTAGTTTAATTAATTAGTGTGTGATTGATAATAATAAAGAGGGGGCAATATGCCCCTCTAAATTAACTCTCTGATAATGATTTTAACTCTAGGTTAATAACATCGAAGTCATTACTCATTATATCACATAGTTGGTTTAATTGCTTAACCCCACTAGCATATAAGTGAAACAATTGATCAACCTCGTCATCATCATCAACCATCACTATGTTACAATCTTCCTGCTCATATTTAGAAACAAAGTTAATAATAGATGCAGTAGATTTGTCATAGAAATCAACAAGAATCTCAGCACAATAACCATCAAAAAAGTTAATGTCTTTTGATAATTTGTCGAGGGTTAAAGAGTTTCTAGGCATGTAATTACTCTCCTACAAGTTCATTTAGTACTCGCAATACATCTTCACCAGTTTTACACTCATAGAAGAATGATTCAATGTCGATGTTAGCGAAAGGAACAGATTGTGCGAACATGATAATAAAATGAAACAACAAAAAAACTGGACTTACACTCAATGATTGTTGGCAATGCTAACTCCTTTGCGAAGTCTAATTATGCCCCATTGGATGCCAGAAGAGTTAGTTTAAACCTAACTCAAAACCATTTACGAAATCTTCAGTAAGGTTCTTGTAACCTACGAACCACTCAAATTGCTTTTGAAATACTCTAGCACCATAAGAAAACTCATCTAATAGTGCATTGAGTCTAGACTTAGTGGTGACTGACTGCCAACCGCCATCGAATAAAAGAATCGAATTGTCTTTAACTGTAGCAATGTGGTTACCATGAAGATAGATCATTGAACCAGTCTCATCAGATTTTACCATAGTGTTGGATGATGAGAAGTTAGAACGGTTTCTAACTGCTGAATTCATTTGTCTTTCGATCTTTCTCATAGAGTTGTGAATGATGTTTGTTTATACTATTATTATAGTGGGTTTTGGGGGTCAGTGGGGTGAGTGTGTACCACTTTGTCCACTGGCACACTAGACCCCTTGGTCTAGCAATAAATCTTTAAGATAGTCCTCGGCACACTCTTGTGCTTCGTAGATATCATAAAATTGACCTAAGTGCACACTGTCACCAGTTAAGCAACCGTTATAAGTGTAGTTCATTGTCTGAACTACAAAACGATCTGCACCATAGTGGTAGATCGCTAGATTTGGATCTAGATCATTATTTCTAGTATATTTGTCAAACATATTTGAAGAGAATGTTTTCTCATACTCAAAATTGAGATAGTCATCAGTTAAATCGATTGACTGAGAGAAGAGAGATTTAGTTGTATTTGAATTGTTCATATCTCTATTATACACACAAAAGGGGTCAGTTTGGGGGATTTGTGTGCCACTTTGTGCACTGTCACCAACAGGGGTCATCTTCCTCCTCAAATGATATAGGATTAAAAGAATCAAACTCTAGTTTGTATCCTATAACTTTTGCATCTTCATATAGTTGGGTGTTCTTATCATAGTATGAAACATTACTATCAAGATATTCCTGGATATGTTTGCATAGTTGATAGGGGTTAATCTTATGATCATCGTTATCATTATTATCTAATGATATTCTTACATTAAGATTAACAAAATTGTTACTCATTAACAGCAACCTCCCACATATCACAATAAACTGTTAACCAGTTTCTTTGATCTTCTGTTAGAGTATCATCAGTGCATAGTAAATCATCAGCACTAATAAACTCTTTATTTTCTAAAGTGCACCAGTCTGATAACACTTCAGTCATAAATTCCATTTTGCTCATTGACATAAATCCTCAAATCGTTTGGTGGTTTCTATCTCAATATCAGGGATAGTGCCTGTTTTTGAATTTTGTTCAAGTGCATATAACTGGTCATCGGTTAAATTGTTCTTGTTTCTATATTCTATCCATACTTCATCATAGATTGTTTCTAATAGTGTTTCATGATGTAGAACTGACATTTATGCAACCTCCATAGTTCGATAGTCATTGACAACAGTTTTTTTACCATAGTTATCAATCAGAATTGTTCGATTAGTCTTAGGGGTGTAACCATGTTTGTCAGTTTCCCCTATGATGTAATTTACTAAAACTAAATGCTCTGTTTTGTAACCAGTTTCATCAGTCATAATAACAACATCACCAACACCGATCTCTTTAGGTGAATTGTATTTCATTATGCAACCTCCCTGATATATCCATTTTCTGATTTTATGAACTGGTCTAGCATAGGAATATGTAGATCTGGATCATCAAAATCGATCTTAGCACATCCATCAACACCCCACTCTGCTAACTCTTGAACGAACTCATCCCAATTAGCACAACAGCATGCCATATTTTGAAAATTGTCAACTTCGAGGATTCTGTTGATGATTGTTTGAGTTTTTGTCATAGTTTCTGAATTTCTTTGTATACTATTATTATAGTGTATTTTGTGACCTATGCGAGGGATGTTGTGACACATATTTAACTGTCCTAAAAGAATGATGGTGTTTTAGGTGTTACTGGTAATTCTACCTTAGTAAATAATCTGTTCATGATATCTCTAACTCTCTCTCTGTCTAGTGAATCACCATTGCCCCATGTATAATCGGTTACATGATCTGATGCACACATATCTAAGTGCATTAAAGTAGCGTATGCAATTTGTTCTTTAGTTCTCTGGTTCTCAGGGTAGATGCCATCTTTACCATAGAATGAAAGTACATAGTCAAGAAATTCTGCAAAGTTGTTCATGTTTCTCCTTTGTTTGTTATCTTAATTATAAAGGACTATGTACTAAATTAGTGCTATGATGTGACACTTTGATGACTGGCACTAGATGCTGCTATTTTATCAAGTTTGGTGATAATATCCTCTAGATCATCAAGTTCAACTTCAGTCAAATCTATTGCCATTTGTTCAATACACCATAGCAAGAGATCCGCTTGATTTCGATCAACAGTGATTTCTGTTTGTGACATTTGGTGATTTACCTGATTTTTGATTGAGTTTGTATTATACATCATAAGAACTCAAATATCAAGTAGTCCAGTGTAACATTTAATTGTTTACATTGAACTTCAAAATGTTCAAGTGATTCGATGTTAGTTTCTAGATCAAAATGATCTGTTTGAATAATAAATTCACTAGGCATGATTAGACCAGTAAATTGCATTAACCTCGGCAATGTTTAGATAATCTTTATCATGATAGGTCATTACATCAACATCTTCATAATCAAAAATGAACTCTTCACAAAAATGCTCAACAGATGCAAGTTTTTGATGTTCAATACATCTTAGCATTTCACCTATTTGATAATCATCCATGTCACATTCATCGATGCAAAATGCAATGTTTTTCTCTAATTGTGTTGTGTTCATTGATTTGCAAGACATAAAAGTTTACCTAGTAAGAGTGAATTAGTACGACAAGTTTCATCATCTTTGTATTCTTTTTTAATCTCATTGAATACAAGTTCAATTAACTTTTCATACTCATCAATCTGTAGATCAGTGGAATCATCAAAGATTTGCTGACTCCATGCGAACTGAGTTTGTTGATCAGTTGGTTTCATTAGTTCCTCAATTACTACTTTATCAATATACTCGTTATCGGGTGAGTATTCAACCCCTCTTGTGTCAGTTTGTTGACTGTCATCAGGTGGCATCCAAATTCCCTCTCCTGTCATATAATAACCTGCATCTATCATTTCTTGATACGATGATACTTTAGTCATGATTTTAGTAGGTTAGTTTATCAAAGAATGTTTCAATCTCTTTAGGTAGATCATCAATCATACCGTTATCTCTCAAGAGATCATATAATTTAATGAGTTGATATTGCTCATCAAATGTAATTTCAAATGTGTTCATTATGCTCCTTTAAATGATATTGAGTTTGAGTAATTTAGTTTATTAAATATACACGATTGATGTATATTAAAGAGTAAATCGAAGTTAACTCCCTCCCAATCTGTCCACTCTGAAACATAATCAGTGACATCAAAATCACCTGTTCCGTTAACATTTAGTGGGCATGATTTGAAATCATTGTTATCATCAACCCAGAATAATCTACCGAATTGTTCACTACTATACATGATTAATTGTCCCTCCAAGGTGAATTAAAGTATGCTTTATTTACAGTATAAATTGTGAAGATTGCAACAACAATACCAGCGAAACCAAGTAGTAAAATTGGGGATTTGGGGATGTCATACTGAGGAATAGAGGTGAGTAAAATGTTCATTGAATGTTAATTAAGGTTTGCAATTAGTGGTGATGATTATCTCAAATAGAGATAACCACCTGCCCAATCTGTAAAGTTTGGATCATGTAATTTAGCACGATCATTAATAACTCTCATGTCAAATCGTACATACTTTGTGTGAGGTGATTTCCATGATGCTGGTTTGTAAACTTGACCAGTCTCTTTATTAACAAATGCGTGTACACTACCATCACGATACTCATTTCTATTTTGAAATGTATCAAAATCTTGCTGAATGATTTTGTAGTATTTTCTACCTGACTCAACTTTGAATCTCATCAAGTTTTCACGATCTGTGTAACCTTGACGAGTATGATACAGTCTATAATTTTCTGTAATGGTCGCAGCATATCTTTCTGTCCATTCTTGTACTCTTGTTGTGAGTGTTTTTGTTTCATACTCGGCACTTGTAAGAGTTGTAGTCATGTAGTTCTCTGTTTGTTTATACTACTATTATACATCCCCTAGAGCATCAGTGAGTGCGTTTTGTACCACTTTGTTAGTTGGCACACGCTCATCGATTAGTGTAGAATATTCTTCATGCAGTTCACATCCTATGTAATGCCTACCCAAATCTTTAGCAACCATCGCAGTGGTTCCCGATCCTATGAACGGATCTAATATAATATCACCTTTTTTGCTCCCTGCCTTAATGCAAGGTATAATTAAATCAGGTGGATATACTGCAAAATGTGCACCTTTATAAGGTTTGTTTGTTATTGACCAAACAGACCGCTTGTTTTTTGTAGGATAAGACTTGGATAACCCACTATGAGGAACCAGACCAGTGCCAGGATTATGGTACTTACCTTTAGTGCGGTCTCTTGTACCCCAGTCTTTTGCTGGTTCTTTGATTGCTTCATTGTCATAATAGTATTTTTTGTTTTTACTTAGTAGGAACAAATATTCATGTGATTTAGTACATCTATCTCTAACAGATTCTGGCATAGGATTAGGTTTATGCCAAATAATATCTTGCCTTAAATACCATCCATCTTGCCTTAATGCAAATGCTAACATCCAAGGGATGCCGATTAAATCTTTCTCTTTTAATCCATCTAATTTATTACCTCTACGAGCACATTTATCTGGTAGATCTTGTTTAGTATTAGAAACAGTTTGTTTAACTAATGCTTGACCTTTTCCTGGTCTATAGTTATAATAACTATCACCAATATTCACCCATAATGTACCATCATCAGTTAAACAGTTTCTAACTTCTCTGAATATATCTACTAGATTAGATATATATTTTTCTGGTGTATCTTCCTGACCTATTTGTTTATCTTCACCACCATAATCTCTTAGTCCGTAGTATGGTGGTGATGTAATACACATCCTAGGTTTATCACATATACCAGTAGTAATGTGTCCTTTTAAAATGTCAAGAGTGTGACGACAATCACCATATAATATAGTATCTTTCATCAGTTAAGATTCACTCTCTTGATATCTACATCACCATATTGTTCTCTTACTGTTCTCTCAGCAGCAGCATAATTTGTTGCTGGAACTTCAACATCAATTAAACCCATATCGTTACGATAAAATGTAACTGTAGCAGTACGATAAGACATAGTTAGTTAGAAACAGGGGGAACAGTTGTTAAACATTTAATTACTTCAATCTCAGTACCACCAAGATTAGTTTGAATTAAATTCTTTGCAGCATTTGGTGTGCTTGCAGTAACTTCTTCAGTAAAATGTTTTCTACCATTTGGAAGTTTACGATAGGTTACTTGTTGAACATAAGACATAGTTAGATTCTCCTTTAATGTAATATTTATCGGGTTACAGTTGATATTGCTGGTAACCCTTGATTGAAAATAGTATCAACAACTGCTTCAACTTTTCTTGCAGTGCTAATACCAACTTTTGAATAAACTGGTACACATACCATACCATAGACCTTATCAGCATTGCCTGTACGGATAACTCTACCTATTGTTTGACTGATACCTATGTAATCCATAGATCTCATAAACAACACTGCTTCAAGTCCATTGACATTGATACCTTCTGATAGTATGCTATGATGCAATACAACAAACTTTGTATTGTCAGCACCCCATGTATTCAATGTTTTAAAGAATACATCACGAGATACTTTCTTACCATTGATGACTGCACCAGTTTTGGATGTAATATACATCCAAGAATAACCTCTATTTGATAACTCAATACAAAAATCTGATTGAGATACTAATTGAGTAATTTGTTTTGTAGATTTAGCACATATTAGTACTTTATCTTTTTCTAAATTATCAATTGCCTCTAGCATATTGTCAGATTCTACCTCTGCATAGATCTCATCTTTTTTCATTAGATCTCTTTTGTATACTTCAACTTTTGGTGGTAGAATGTAACCCTGCTCAACTAATTGAGGTGCTGGTACATTACAAATAACATCACCAAAAATATCAGTGTCATTCATACCTATTTTGAATGGACTCAAACTATGCTTAGGTGTAGCAGTAAAGAAGTATGATCTCTTAGCATATATTGAAAGATGCTCAACTGCTTCAATAAAGTTTTTTTGTACACTATTGTGTGCTTCATCAAAGTATATTGTATCAACTTCAATATCAAGTGATTCAGATACTCTATGCAATGAATGATATGTTGTGAATATCAATAGATTATTTCTGCTATTGTTATACCAGTGCTCCAATTCATCAGTTTTTGTTGTACTATTATACTTTGTATCACCACTATGTACATGAATAACTTCTGCATCAATAAACTGTAGAAATTCTTCACATAATTGATGTGCTAATAGTATACGAGGTGCAACAACTACTACAGTATGTGCAAACTTCTCATTTCTAGCAAATAGTCTTTTAGTATCTTCAATCATACACATTGTTTTACCACCACCTGTAGGAATGATAACCTTACCTTTAGGTGTGTTTGACATTGAGTCTAGAGCGTCAATTTGATGTGGTCTTAGTTGCATAATGAATTTCAATTACCTTAATTATAGCATAAAAAAAGACCCCCGAAGGGGTCTTGTGACAGTTATTTGATTGCCACTCTCTCTGGAACTTTAACATCTAGATTTTGTAGGAAATTAACTACAAATGCTTCCAGATAGATCAAAGGGAGTATAACAAAATCAATACCTCTAAGTTTTGTGAATTTAGAGTAATCAACTGTTTTAACTTCTTCATTGACATTTAGTGTCAATGTTTCTGCTTTAACTTCTTCAGTCACAATTGGTTTAGCAACTGGAGTATTTAGAGTTTTAGTAACAGTTGTTTTACGAGTGCGTCTTTTGCGAGGAGTTGTAACTTTCTTCGCTGTAGATGCAGTTGGCATAGAATAATAATGCAATGGATGGGCGAAACATTAAGGGTAATGTAATTTTAATTCAACATCATGTCTCTACTTCTTGTTTGAGAGGAGTGGGGCAATGATCTGGGTTTCACCCAGTTGCCCAAATTTACCTACTGGGAATCGCTTACACCTGTACCCCCAAACTTAATCGGGGCAGTAGAACCACATATCCAAATGGGACTTACAACTTCAAAACTGTCTTTTCAGATGTCCGAGGACATCAGCAGTACTAGAGGTCTCCAAACATAAAGAGCAGTTATCCACAGCGTGATCAAAGATCATCTGAATTGTTGCTCACCCCTGCCTAGCGTTTGCCCATTCTCAAAACTGTTAGAGTAGTTGAACCCTTAACTGTTTCGCTCTTCTATTATAACGCATCTAGGTCACTGTGCAATCGTCGTTGTGACACTTTATCAACTGGTTCTTCAATGAATGTTCTTTCTTTACCATCTTCAGTGAGAATAACCCTAGATCTTTCTGTACTACCTGCCTCCCTTACATATATTGTAATGCCACCATCGGGTGATTCATAAATTTTTGGCATTAGTAAAACCTCGGTGCAGTTGGATAATTTCTTAATTCTAATTCAATTTCATCAAATATTCTATTGAGTGATCTTGCATAATCTCTATATGCACTACCAACATAAATTTGACCTGCTACAACTGAAAATGTAGCAATGCCCCAGAATAGATAGTAAAATTTACTTTTTACTTGTGCTCTTAGTTTTTCTTTAACTTGCATGATTGTCTCCATCCCCGATATTATACCATTTTATGAGATGGATGTAAACCCTATCGTTATTTGTTGTAATTAATATTGTAGATATGGAACATCATACCATGATAACCAGAATTATACTTTTTACCACTACCTTTCATTTGTAGATGAAATAGTTTTCTACCATCCTCTAATCTAAACTCTAGTGTAGTATTATTTAATGTCCATCTACCCTTCTCAACTTGTTTCTCCATCATATTTACTGCTACCATCCTGAGTAAATCAGATCCTTTAGTATGCCATATAATAGTATCAACTGCATCACCTTCAAATCCTCTTCTAACAATAACATCAAATATTGAACACTTGTTTTTATTCATCCATGTTACAAATGAACTGCAAACTTTCTTCTCTATATTATTTTTATACACCCTATTTTGATGTATCTCTTTTTCACTAAGATTTAAATCAGGATGTCTCTCTTGTACAATAGATTTTAATTCTGGATTAGGATAACCAAAGAACATTCTAAGGAATGACTCACTATGTCCTTTAATCTTAAAGTGTTTGATAAACTTCTCAGTTGATAGTAATGCTACTTGAGTATGATTCTTTGATATACTCTTGATAGAATATTTTCTCTTACTAGTCTCTTCATACATATCTACCTTAGTTTGTGGTCTCCCATCAACTTTATGCTCACCACCAAATAATTGGTCGAATAGAGCAGCAAGTTTATGTTCAAACTCATGCCCTGCTTTCTTTGCTTTTTTACCAGCAGTTATAGATGCAGTCATTTCAGATCGTTTAGGTATCTTCATTATATTCTATTAGTATTGAATAAACAATGGATGTGTGACAGTTATTTGATTGACCTTATATCAAATGTTAGTTCACCATGTACCTCATTTAAATCTACATGAGGTGCTAATAATGGGAACTTGTCAGCATAATCAGCACCCATACCATAAGACCACTCTACAAAATCTTTATAATTACCTGCAAAGTTAGGTAGGTCATGTCCAATATAATCATGTATTTTACCATAGATAAAATCTTGAGTCAATTTAGGGTCATTTGCAATAATATTATAAAAGTCATCGGTAAAGTTTTGATCTTTATTTAATATACTGAAATTCATAATTTCTTTAGTGTTTAATAAATTCTTAGAATCTTTAACAATATTTCTCCAGAATGGTGAATCATACTTAGAACCAAAATGATATATCCATGCCATATTTTTATACCAGTCATCAACAACTGTTTCATAATACCAGTCATTCAAATGATTAACTAGATCTTGATCATGAGGATTCCCAGTAAGTGCATAATCACATATTTGATTTGAAATATAATCATAATACATACCTGCCAAAGATTCTAATGGATCAATAAATCCAATAGCATTGCCATTACGAATATATCTACCACTATGATGCACCATATACTTTGATAGTCTAGGTGTCCATTTAAATTTCTTGTATGGATAACCTAGTGCTTCAGGTATTATAGTTCTAAAATCTTTTAATGCCTCCTCCTCAGTTGTAATATTATCATTATAAGCATATCCAAATGTTCTCCTTGATTGTAATGGTATTCCAAACATCCACCCATTTTGATGAGCATATGATATAGTACAACCCCAATCTGCTGTTTCAGGTAATCTTAATGCTAATACACTATTTACAGTTACTAATATAGAATCCAAATAATTATTATCATTCAGCAGTGATTTACCACCAGTACAATCAATAACAAAATCAAATCTTTGTTGATATAATTCTGACTTAGATGATGATAGATATACACCATCATGAGTAAACTTAATATCTTTTATACTCTCATCCCTTAGTGTCAAATTAGGTGTAAATTTTGGTAGGTAATCTAAAAAGAATTCACTAAAATATTTTGTATCAAAGTGCATACCCACTGAGTGTGGGTCTAACCATCTAACAAAATTGTGTTTTTTACCCCATCCAATAAACTTATTACCAAACTTAACTGTAGTATCAAAATATTTCTTAAAATGAGGTACTGCTAGTGTTGTAGTATGTGCTATTTGTGATGGTAGGTCAGGTGTAGTTGACTCACCTATACCAAATATATTGACATCGGAGTCATATATCCATGTCAATTCTGTATCAATATCTCTCTCATCAATTAACCTTAATAGACAATTGATGCCAACAACACCTGCACCTATTACTGCTATCTTTTTCATACTAATATGTTTTATATCCTATGGTTCCAAATTCCTCTGGTGAATAGCAATGATCTAACATATTAAAACGATCTGCATATGGAGCACCTAGTCCAGTTGCTAATTCAGAAAATAATGTACGATCATTCATTATCACAAATGGCACAACTCTTTGTCTACCACCTATATCTTCAACATCATTATCAATGTGAATGAGTTTTTTATAATCCTCATCAGTCCATTCATCATTCAACACTTCATCTAACCAAGGTTTTCCTGGAAAAAATGCAGGATGTAAATATCTCTCTTGAGATAAGAACTTTCTTGCTTCTACTTTAATATCTTTCCAAAATTTTGTATCAAATCTTGAACCATACATGTACATGAATGATAGGTGTGATTGATAATCCATTGCCAATAGTTCATAATATGTCTCTTCAACATGTTCTTTAATTTTCTCTATCCCCGATCCATCTTTATGAATGAAATGAGTGTACATTGCAATTGACTCACACATAACATGAACGCACTCATGATGACATGCAGTTAGTGGCATAATATCAATCAATGACGACCCATTTCTAATATATCTACCAGTAGTGGGACAAATAACATAATTAGATACTTTAGGAACCCAATTTCTTTTCTTAAACTTCCATGTACTCACATCATCATCAGGAAATGCTTCCTGAATATCTTTCATAATTTCTTCATCAGTTGTATCTTTACGATGTATTGAATCATACATGTAAATCCATAACTGTTTACTCTTAAGAGGAATACCAGTCATGTGACCATATTTACCTGCATATTCAATACAATAATCCCAGTGACCTGCTTCTGGTTTTTCTAGAATGATAGCAGTATTTACTGGTCTAAGACTAGGATCACCATAAGCATTACTATCAAAGAGTGGATTTTTCTCTGTACAATCAATAACATAATCATAATTAACACCATTGATAATTGCAGCATCAGGATTAATTAAAACAGAATCAATTTTTTCCTCTATAATCTTTACACCATCACCAAAACATTTACCACCATCTTTTACCATTGCAGTTCTAAACATTTCAATATCAAAGAACTTTGCAGTTTGTGAATGAAATGATAATTGAAAATTCTTATCACTTTGACCCCATCCAATATATTTGTACCCATGACAATCTTTAGCATCAGCATATTTTTCCATCCACCTTTTAGTCACATTTGACAATACTTGTAGACCATCAAAAAATGCAGGATTTGTACCTGACATCATTTCAGGGTAAACTTTATCAGGATCATGTATTAATACATACTCATCATCTTTAAACATAGAGTATAAATTATATTTTGTGAGTTGTAACGATGCTAACTGTACAAAACCTGCTGCACTAGCACCCACCACTGCAATTTTTCTTGTCATTTTGAATAATTTATACTTGGGGTATTTAGATAGTTGATATTTAATAGTAACCTTCTATCTGTAGTTGGTGGTGAACCAGCATGTAATACATTTGAAGGGAACATAATTAATCTACCTTGTTTAGGTGTTACTGAGTCAAGTATATTATGGTTGTGATCAAACATAAATGTGTTACCAGTAGCATCATGTGGATAGTATATAAAACTATATGCTTTATTATTAGTATTATCTATATGTGGAATATAATGCTCTGGTTTATCTGGAACTGGTGTCTGTAATATTGCTCTAGTTCTATAATGATATCCTTGAGGACATAATTCATCTTTAATTTTAGATAGTAACCCACATATTAAATTGTGTAGTAAATGGTCATTAACATTCTGCTCTTTATCATATACTGCATGTACAAATTGTGAATAACCTTTATTATTCTCATCCATGTATGGTTGATAACACCAATGTGTCTCAGGACTCATTATAAAATCCCTGATAACAGATTGATATGTTGGTGTTATAAAATCATCAAATACTTTAAACTTAAGAGGGGTCATCCTTTTTATATAATGAATTGATAGGTATGATCTTATCGTCAAGTAAGAAATCAAAATTACGATCAGGATCTTCAAAGTTCTCTTCTACATTATCAATGAATCCTTTTAAGTCTCTAATTAATTCCCAACATGAGTCTACCTCAAGTCTCTCCTCAGGTGATAGATCATCAAATCTACCCATACGAGCATAATAATTATATTTGGCAGTAATGTACTCCCTGACTTTAATAAAGTCTTTAAATGTTGCTACTGCTGCCATTGTTTTACTACTGTAATGTTTGCTTTTCTAAAATCGTCATCGACAAACTTTAGTGCTGTACCGTTATATGATACCACATAACCCTCTGGTTGTGAAGGTCTATTGTCAACAAATGTCTTGATATCAGTAACCTTATTAAGTTGATTGATAATCATTTTCTTTGCTAAACGAATTGATAGATATGATGCAACGGTAAAATATATATCCATTTCATACTTAGCAATGAACGCAATACCCATACTCTTCATATGCTCATATCTTTTCTTACCCTTTTCTGATTTCTTACTAGCAATCTCCTCATCCATCTTAGTTGAGTAGAACTTAGCAAACTGTTGAGCAACATTTCTAACACTACCTAATCCTTTACCTGATCTGATAACCTGATTAAAGAACTGTTTGAATAATGTTGCCATCACAAATTTAGACTCACCATACTCTTGAATGATATCAAGAAACTTAGATGAACGCTTGAGTGATCCTTGTGCTTTGTTGATGATAGCAGTATACTTTGCTGAATCTCTAACATCAAAGTTTGACATACCAGTATAAACAGAACTAGCAACCCATACATCTTTAGTGCTATTGTATTGTGGTGCTTTATTATATACTGCAGTAGATCCAGCGATAGTATCACCTTGATATACTGTATGGAATACTATACCTAACTCAGATGGTATAACTTGCTCACCTAATGGTGTGTTTGCCTGTATAGCATATCTTAGAGCGTTAGGTTGAAATGTAACATATTGAGTATCACCTATACTACCCCATGAACAATCACCTTGAGTGAATAATAAATCACCTTGAATAATACCTTTAATATTAAGTTGAGGAAGATATTTAAGACAAGTCTTTAGTTTATCTCTCAATATATTTGACTGATAGTATCGATCAATATCTGTATCATCATAACATACTTTAGGTGTAACTTTATTGAATACAGATTTAGTACCAACAAAGAATCTACCAGTAACAGGATCAGTGCCACATACAATTGCTGGTGCACCATCCCATTTAGTACTGATAGTTAGAGTGCTCTTTCTACCTGATAAAACATAACCAAATTGTCTTAGTAAATCTACAACCTCAATACCACCAGCAGTGCCAGTGTTAAGAATATTATCTTCGAGGTGCTCTAGGTGTGTGTTTTTCATACCCTTATTATAGTGCATGACAGGGTTTTTGGGGGGTTTTGTGGACAGTTTGTAATGTGTCACCGAAATGCTTTCCCTGCTAAGTGTGCAACCATAGATCTCCTGATACCACGAGTAACAGGTGTAATCCTATGCAAACAAAAACTAGGAAATACAATCAATGTACCCTTATCTCTAGGTAAATCATCAAACAACTCTGTGTGATGTATTTGTAGATCACCACCATCATATTCATTACCATTACTAAGTTGTAATGAGAATCCAATCTTTCTTTGTGGTGCATCATCACTCAAATCATTATCTACATGCCAATTATAATGACAACCATCATCTTCATATCTTATATATTGTAAATTCTCAAATCCTTCAGCATCAAAATGATACCATCTACTATTAATCTCTCTAGCAATATCACCAATACGATTATAAATCCACTCTACATCTTTATCAAATGCTATAAATGAGTTCCAAGATTTACGAATAGGATTAATAGAACTGACATCAATTCCTGACATTTTGACACCAATATCCTCACCAATTTGTGTTATTTTATCACACTCTTCATTGGTAAAAGCATTTGGTATGCAATGTGGATCTAATCTTGGATTCATTTAAATGGTGGTCCCACTAACCATACTACTAAACTTCTTCTAACACCTCTAGTCACTGGTGTGACCTGATGTAAAACATAACTTGGAAATACAACTGTTAAACCTTTTTCTTTAGGTGCAGTTGCTAACCTAGTTCCATGCAATTGGAAATCTCCACCATCATACTCTGTTGGATCTGACAATTGAATTGTCAACGACAACTTACGAGGTGGTGCATCACCTTTGACCGCACCATCTGTGTGCCATCCATAGAATGAACCTGAGGAATCATACTTAGTGAACTGTAGGTCTTCATTAAACCCACTTATTTCAAATCTCCAGTGCAATCCATTCAGATTTCTAGATATACTCGCAATTCTATCATACACCCACTTAGTGTTATCAGTCAACTTTATCCAACTGTTTTGTGATTGTCTTATATTATTTCTTACCTTAGACTCTGATGAACTACTACCAACAGTAGAATCTATTAATTGTTGTGACTCACCTAGTCTGATGATCTCATCGCACTCTTGTGGAGTAAACCCACCTTCCCAAGTAGCAAAGTCAGACTCATCGTATGTAGGATGAGGTAATATAGGATAATATGACATAATAATTTAGTAAACGACTCGAATGTCACCTCCATTAGGTATGACTTGATAAGGAGTACCAGCGACTGCTCTTCCACCAGGTGCAGCACCAGGCATGCCCCAGTCACCACCAGCAACGCCAGGTTGACCAGGTGTGCCAGGTGTTCCTGGTTGTCCATCACCGCCTGGTGTGCCAGGTGTGCCAGGTGTTCCTGGTGTTCCGTCATCACCAGGTGTGCCAGGTGTTCCGTCTGATCCAGGTGTGCCTGGTGTGCCAGGTGTTCCACCGCTACCGTCTCCACCACCACTGCCAGGTGTTCCTGGTGTGCCAGGTGTTCCTGGTGTACCATCTGATGCAGCACTACATCCAGCACTACCGCCAGGTGTACCAGAACTGCCAGGTGTACCACTTGAACCACCACCGCCAGGTGTTCCACCCTGACCAGGTGTTCCCGAAGTGCCAGGTGTGCCAGGTGTTCCCGAAGATCCTCCTCCGCCTGGTGTTCCCGAAGATCCAGGTGTGCCTGGTGTTCCGTCAGTTCCTGCTCCGCCTGGTGTACCAGAGGTGCCTGGTGTTCCTCCTGAAGATGATAGAGCATTTGTTTTATTGTTCCATCCTCTACCCTCAGATCCAGATCCACCGTATCCTTTTACTCCCTTGACTCCATTATAACCACCATATCCTTTATTTCCACCTTGTCCACCATATCCTTTTGAACCTCCACCACCGCCAAAACCTTTTGAACCGCCTTGACCTTTCGATCCACCAGAACCACCTGATCCTCCTGAACCACCGCCTCCACCTGAACCACCCGAACCTCCAGATCCTCCAGAACCTGGTCCTCCTCCAAAACATGCTACTTTATACTGTGATGTGTTTACTTGTTGTGCTGTATTTCTACTAGTTACCGTTACTTGTTCGGTAACAGTTGATCTGGATCTTCCTTGACCCCACCATCCTCTTCTACTCCTCCTAGTTTGTGCATTTGATGACTGTGATGTTGATACCTGTTGGAAGGCATATGTAAAGGACTGAGTTGTCCTTTGCATGCCAGGTGACCCATAGGATCCAGGTGAACCAGGCGATCCATCTGATCCACTAGAACCAGATCCACCGCCACTACCAGGTGACCCATCCGATCCATCATTACCAGGTGAACCGTCTGAACCAGGTGAACCAGGCGATCCATCTGATCCATCTACTCCATCTACTCCATCAGAACCAGGAGATGTATTGGCAGAACCATTAACTCCGTCAACTCCATCAACTCCATCAGATCCACCGCCACCACCTGCCCATATTCTAGAATCACCACCTTCACACTCAACAAATACAACACGACTTGATGGTGCACCTGGATTTGTTATATTAATGGCATTACCACCTGCCTGTTGCTTTGCACCACCTGACGCAAAAATACCATCACCACTTGGTGTGTTATGTACATATAAACTTAGATTAGATGATGAAGAACTACCTATTGATAGTGCTGGTGTTGATGTAGAATTAGATATCATTCTACCTCTAATTCTCAAATATTTTGTAATATTCTTATTAAGATTAGAGTTCCAATTAACATTAGCGGATGTTGTTGGAGATGATAATGTACCAGCATCAAAATATTCTTCTTCTGTATTTGGTTGCTGCTCAATAACATAATCTTTGATGACATTTCTTATATCATCAGGAGATAATTGTCCACTAGTAGGAACTCCTACATTCTCAGTAGAATCTAATAGGTATGGTTTATGTGGTGCTCCAGATGATGTAGGTAAAGATGCAAATTGATATGGTGCATCAAGATCTGTCTGTCTGTACATTTCAGATGCAGAAATTGGTGCATTAGTATTACCTATTGCTGTTCTTATATCTCCAAAAGATATCTGTGTTCCAGTACCACCAGTGAGAAGTATCTGAGTAGTATTTGACCAGTCATTTGCTGCCATGCTGTATTACCTCAGGATAGTGTTCCTAATGAGATGGATCCGACTCCTATTACATTTAGTTTAGCAGTAGTACCATCAATAATAAATTCAACTCCAGTCGTAGCACTACCTACTAATGATCTCCATATACTATCAGATCCGTAAATCTGAAGTTGATTTGTTTGTTGGAAATAACACTGGTTAGAAGTACCCCAACCTGTAGTAAAGTTTGGTGGATTAACAGGTGATACACCACCACCTCCAGGTAAAGTATCTCTGTACTTTTCAAAACTACCTGATATTTGTTGGTCAATCACTCTTCCTTTAAATCCTCTTTCCATGAAGAAATCAAATCCAGGATCAGTTGCAAGACCAACAGGATCACCGTCTTCAAATCTTACAGTAAATCTTTTATTAGCACCATCATACCACATGCTACCTGCAAAGTCACCATCAGCAACATCAACAACAGCAGGGTTATCTGGTATGCCACCACCAGGAGTATAATTTCTTGGTAAGATAAATGCCTCTCCAGCATATCTCATATCTAACGAACCACCTGGATCACCACTGTTAATACCAATCCTACATGTAGTTGTACCAGCAACACCAACAGTTCCACCTACCCCTGTATGATTATTCCAGAATGTTGTAGGTTTATAGACTTCAAATGTACCACCATTATTAGAAGAATTTATAGTTGTCGTAGTTCCGATACCTACGCTACCCTCAAATATTGCTTGAGAGTTTGATAATACACCTGCATCTCTAATTAAACCAACATGTAATAAATCAGTTGCAGTTCTTTGACCTGAAGTGGATCCAATACCTATACCCTTACCACCACTACCATCTGTTTGTACAAATATCTCAGCACCATTACCAATTTGTAAACCTTGACTAACTGTTGTTGTTATACCTGAAGCACCAATACCCATGCCCAAGTAACTAGCAAACATTCTTGTGTCTGTACCGTCACCAATTACTAAATTATTAACTGTGGTAACACCTTGGTAGGCAATCAAGTTGTTAGCAGTAATTAAACCTGTTAATCCATTCAGATTTACATTTCCTACATCAACTGTTCCAATACCACTAACAGTTAAGTTTCCACCAACATCAAGAGAATTTGTTGTAATAATACCTGCAATCTTAGCGTTGCTAACTTCAACCTTACTACCAAAGAATCCATCAGTACATGATGAATATCCAGATGCAGTAATATCTGCAATACCTCTCAATGATCCTGAGAATGTAGCACCACCAGCAACTACAATACCACCGCCAACATCTACTATTCCACCGTTAGCATTAATTCTACCAACTGTAAGAGCAGCACCAGGTAGATTAATACCACCCAATCCCAAACTACCACCAGTAGTGAGATTTATATCTCCACCAAGTGTAGCACCACCACCTACAACTAATCCACCACCTGTTCCAGTAAGACCACCATTAGCTACGACTCCACCACCTGTAAATATTCCTGATCCACTTGATATGATAGATCCACATGTAAATGCACCACCTACAGTCATACCTTGAGCAGTATTCAACTCATCACAAGTTATATCTCCATCAAATATCATGTCACCTGCACCAGTGACAGTACCAGTTAATGAAGTGATACCAGCAACAGATAATCCAGCACCAACATTTATTGTATTAACATCAATATCTCCACCAATATCCAAATTACCAACAATACTTCCACCAATAGCAATACTACCACTAAGAATTATATCTCCATCAGATACTCTAACAGTACCAATAAATCCTGCTGCCTGTCCTGAAGCTGATGATGTTGCACCAACACCTAAAAACTCACCTACCAATAAATCCTGTCCTATTGTACTGATACCATTACCATTAATAAAGGCAGGTGCTAATCCTGTTGTTCGTAATTCTTCTACCTGAATGGAAGGATCACCCAATAAACTATATGCAGTTTGAGCACCAACAGCAGTAGATGCTGTTCCACTAAATGTTGTAGCAGTAATTATTCCTGCCTCTGCAACCACTCCACCACTAATTTTTAATGTGCTGAAACTTGTAATACCTGTAAATGTTCCTCCTACACCAGTAATATAATTAACATCAATATTAGGCGTGTCAGTTAAACCAGCAGCAACATTTGCTAATGCTGCGTTAGTAACCGTACCAATAAATTGAGGTGCTTCTATCTGTGAAGTTGCAGTGATAGTAGAGAATGTACCAACATCACCAACAATAGTGCCTTGACCACTTCCAGTAACATTGACAGCAGTTATATTCTTTCCTACTAATCCTTCAAATGTTCCAACGCCACTGTTGGCATCCATGTATATCTCATAACCTACAGCAAAATCTGATCCTCCCCTTGGAATCTCTGTTCCTATACCTACATCTTTAAGGGCATATATCGTATTACCACTACCAGGATTATTCCATACAGATGCTGGTAGTCCTGTTAATCCTGCACCATTACCACTAAATGACTGTGCAACCACATTACCATCAGCATCAACAGTAAATCCAGTAGTTCCAATACCAACTTGAAATACTGCTTCAGGAACTGTAGTTCCAATACCCACTGAGGATCCAACAGAAACATTTAAGTTATCTCTTATACTTGTCACACCAGTGACAGTTAAATCATGCAACTCTGAGTGATTATCAACAATTACATTACCTCGAACATCGAGTTGTTGCCTGGGTATGGTACTACCAATACCCACCAGACCATTATTAGATATCAGGTCATCAGTATCAACCTGAATACCATCTCTAAAATTGATGACAGTTTTATAATTGCTAGGCATTATCTTTTAGTGGGCAAGACCTTTTACTTATTTATCTTTGATGTCATCGACCTGTTGTGACAAGTCTTTGACTGCCTCTATTAATAGAGGAATTAATTTATTATAGTGGACACCCTTAGTGCCGTCAGGTTTAGTAGATACTGCTTCAGGAAGAACCTTCTCTACATCTTGAGCAATGACACCAATGTCATGCCCTTGGTAGTTCTTGTTACCTTCCTTCCAATCATATTCAGTACCACGAATACTAACAAGTTTCTCAAGAGGATTATCTAATGTAGATATATTCTCTTTTAATGTAGCATCAGATGATTGACCATAGAATGCGATAATATCATCACAACAATGAATAGGACCACCACAGAATGTAACACCAGCACCACTGAAGAATACATCACCACTAAAGGTAGTGAATCCAGTAATGTTAGTTTGTTGGTTAAAGAATACTGGTGCATCATATGCAGTATCAGTTGCAATAGCAACCTTAAATCCTGGTGCTGCATTAAGAACTAGATCACCAGTATTAAACTTGGTAGTAATCTCAGTCTTATTAGTTCCAACACCAACCTCAACATTATTAATCTTTGCACCGTTAGGGAATGAACCAGTAAAGTCAATAGTACCAGCAAGTTCAATACTACCACTAGATACAACCTTACCTGTGAAGTTTACATCATTTGTAAATGTAACAGGACCATCAAACTGTGACAAGATATTTTGTTGAGCACCACCCTCAACATTGATTCTTTGTTTAACTGTGATTTCATCAACAACTATAGAGTTAGCAGATGGATCTTCACCAGTGATAGTAGGAATAGGAATATCAAATGATTTTTCCTGTCCAGTAGCAGAGTTAATCTTCTTGTTACCAATGAAGAAATCACCTCTGTTGTTTAGTCCAGTGTAAACAACTGAACCACCACTTCTATTTTGTGCTTGAGATAGATACTCTTCAATCTCATTCAATGATCTATTCTGTACCTGTGGTAGTGATGTTGAATAGTTACCAGGACCATAACCAAGATATTCAAATGTGTGACCTGATGCACGAAGGATAGAAGGTCTTCTTGTTTCTACTGGGAGAACATTAACTTTCTTAAGTAGAGAATCAATAGGATGTGTTTTAGGTACTGTACCCATTTGTCCACGGAGAACCGTGAGTGAGTCATTACCAGCACCAGATAGTCCTGTTGATGATACTCTTACAATTTCCTCACCAATTTCCAAGTAATCTCCTAATTGGAATCTATTAGCAGTACCAATACCACTTGAATGTTGTACTGGAATTGATGTAGCAGTATTTGTGATATCTGTCTTAAGACCAACAGAGTCACCACCATAGAAGTTAAAGAATCTAGATCCAATAGCTTCGTTGACATTAACCTTCTGATTGTTATCGGAGAAGGCATGTCTTAGTAATCTAAAGTTACTGGTAACTGCTGGATCAGTAACAGTTCTAGAAGTAAATGATGTAACACCACTCAATATATTATTAATGTAGTAATCACCAACCTTTTCATCGTTGGCATTTATTAATGTGAACTGACCACCCTGTCTAAATCCATGAGCACCACTTGTAACAAATGTAGTAATACCTGTTGTGCTATCAAACTCAGTAGAAGCAATAGCAACAGAAGGTCCGACTCTGAAAATAAACTGACCTGCCATTATGGTAGGTGATGTAGTTTGTATACCAATACTAAATGATGTCTCATCAACAACAGATAATATTCTATAGTATCCATCATCTGTCTTACCTAAACCAGTTACTTGAATAGCATCGTTAACATTGTTTATGATACCTGTAGTTGGTACTCCAATTGATGCACCATCAAAATTCTCAGGGAATAATGTTTCACCACCTTGATATCCTGAACCAAAACTCTGTATATCAAGACCAGTGATTTGAGTAGATCCAACACCTACAGTTACAATAGCAGTTGCACCCTTCCAATTCTGACTACCATCTAGCAATCTAACATTATATTTGGTAGTAACAGCAAATCCAGTTCCACTACTAAATGGTGATAGATTTTCATAATCAATGAATCCATTAAATGTGTGTTGACCAGTCAATTGAACTGTAGCTACACCTGCAGATACAGGAGTAACACTAGACACACCAAATCCTACACCAAATTTAGTTGAGAATTTATTAAGTGATTCTCTAGTAACAGAGTTAAGTAAACTATTTGTCTCAACCCTACCAACTGGATCTCTTCTTGCAAATGATACAGAAGGTGGTGGGTTCTTTCTAATATTATCTCTATCTAACTGTGGATAGAAGTCAGTAACCTGCTGACTATACTTCTGATCTGTAAATTCTGTTGGTGGTGCGTAGTCAGATGCTATGACTTCTAATAAGTAAACACCATCACTCTCATCTTTAACCCAATCAGATAGAACTGTAGATCTATAGATATCAAAATTACCTTTATTATTATTAACACTGAACCTAGGTAGATCAATAGTTCTATTTGAGTTCTGTTCTACAAAATTACCAGTATTCTTTTTATCACCCTCAGTATCAGTATTAGCATACTGGAACTCCATATTATTAGGAACAGCAGTTACAGTATAGTAACCATTATATCCTTTATTATCAACAGCTAAAGTATTATTAGAGTCTTGGATATTTTGAGTGTAGACAATATCACCAACTTTAACATTATGAGGTAATTCTGCCCTCACAGTTACGGTATCAGATACTTCACTACATGTAGCAATGAATCCATATGATCTCTTGAACTTTGTATCTTGTGCTGTAATAGATGTAGCAGTAATATCAGATGTCTTTGCAAAACCAGTAGAACCTGTATTTTGAATAATAAATCCATCAACAGGATTTCTAGAGTTCACTGCCTCTTTTGGTATTACATATCTAACTTTATATAATTTGTTCTCGATACCTCTAGTATCATCATATCTCTTGAAGTATGAAGCATCTGTCTCTACTAATGACTTGATATAGTCATTATTAACTATATTATTGAACAGATCAGAGTCAGTTTCAGTTAAAATATACCAGTTATTTTGATTATTATCATACTGAACTGGGTGACCAGCAGTATTTGATGACTTATCACTCACTCTACTCTCAAGTCTTAGACTATCACCACCATATAATGCAATAGGAATATTATTAACAGCATTAGAGAATGTCTTAGCAACTTTAATAGCAGTTGGACTGACTACAATAGCATAGTATACAGTATTAGGAAGTAAACCCTCAGGCAAATCACCTGTATCACTTAATATACGAATAGTCTCTCCATTAATAATACCAATATCCTGAACTGTTAGTTCAAAATTAGTATTTGGTAGTCCTAATGTTGAGAACTTAGTACCTTGATGTAAATTAGTTCCTGTATTAGCAGTTTGTATACCACCAGTTACATTCTCAGGCATATAAACTGGTGATCCAAACTCAGTACCACCAATTGATACATATAATTTTTCATTTAAATTAGAACCAATTCTAAATCCCTGAGTTAATTCTAATGGTGCTACATCTTCTCTAGTAAATCCAGAAAGATATAAATGTGATGATATACCTGCTTGTTGTGTCTTAGCAATATCTAATTGGAACCAAGTAATATTATCTAAGTCTTCACTATATTGTGACACCCACTCAGGTGATACAACATGTGTAATATATCCTTCATCGTCTCTTGGGAAAGCAGAGTCTCTAAATCCATCAGTGACTAGAGATAACTGTCCAAAGTTAGAGTTGGAGTTAGTAATTGAAGCATCAGCACCACTCTCACCTACAAAATGTGCATTATAACCAATAGCAAACACAGAAACTATCTGTAGAACAGCATCTTTTACAATCTTAACATGACTTTGTTCCCATCCCTTCCTATAAATTGCACTACTATCTAAATGATATACAGTACTAGGGTCAGTAGAACTAGATTCTGCTGCTAACGCTGCACCTTTAACTGTTTGATATGCAATAGATTCGTATAGTCTTGTCTCTTTATTAAATTTAACAAATGCTCTATCATCCTTCTGTAGTGATATACCAGTGAACTGGGCAACAACCATTGATCTAAATCCATCTGCCTTAGATCCATCTGCCTTCATACCATTCATACCATAGACTGATCTTAAAGAACAGTTAAAGATATATGGTGATGCACCTTTTACTGTATCAGATTCAATGGTAACTCTAGCAGCACTAATATTAGTTGGTTTAGCAGGTAGGTTGCTTGGGAAATTAGTAATTACATAGGTAAACTCTGTATCAGACACAATACTTTGTACTGTTGTAGAGACATTGTATGTTGCAACATTGACACCACTTATCTTAACAGGAGTTCCAGCAGTAAATCCATGCTCTCCCTGTGTAGTAACTGTTACTTGTGATGTAGGAGTCAATCCATCACCAGCAATAATTGATGTAACAACTAGTGGGTCAGTACCTAGAGCACCAACAATTTCATATTCCTCTCTAACCTTATCAAAATCACCCTCAAAGTTTGGCCACTCATAGTTAACTGCACGACCAGTTGGTTCCTGATAGGCATAACTTAACTTATAGTAGTACATGCTAAGGTCAGTATTATCATACCCCTTAACATCATTAACACCATCAGCATACTCAAAACAAGTCAACTTGTGGTGAGAGAATGTTGGTTTAGACTGATTCTGTACTGTAAACTGTTGATGATCAGTATATACTAATCCATCTAGAAGTCCATCAAACATTGAGAACTGCCAGAAATAACAGTTACCAGTGATTCTGAACAAAGCAGATTCAGGGACAGTATCATCTGTAGGGTTAGGAACATACTTAGGTCGTATCTTTGTCTTTCTTAAATCTAATCCAACAATAGATGTACCACGAGGTATAATTACACCACCATTAACAGAGTTAAACTTATAAAGTATATTATCTTCTACAGTTAAATCAAATTCACTAGTCAATGATAGACTAAGAGTTGAAGTGGCAAGAGTCTCTGCTCCTGCAGGAGATACTACTACTGCTCTTGTAGCATCTGTTGGGTCTACCTTAATACCAAAACCAGGTCTATTATCAACAGTATGCTCACCTGGATATATTAGAATAGTTGTTTTATCTGATTCATCGTTATCATTACCAGATTGATATGAAAATCTAGCAGATTCTAACAGTGCTCTCTGTATCGTCTTAAACGGTTTGGTAAGAGAGTTACCTTGATTTGTAATACTATCGGTAGAGTCCAAGTCATTTGGATTAACATAGAGAATTCTACCCTCAGTATTCTTTATAAAATTCTCTAACTTATTTAAAGGCATCTCTCTATAATAAGATACATTGTGCTGATGTTATTTAGT